GTCGGCGTGTGCGGATGCGACGATCATGAGTGACACGTTTGCGTTCCGCGTCGGATGGGCGCTCGGTCTACTGCTGGGTCTGAGCATCGCTTTTGCGATATGGGCGACGAAGTAGAGGAGGCGGAATTGCTCTTGAGACGAACCATGCGCCGCAGTCGTCCGGCCATGTTCCCGCGATGGGCGCTATATAAGACGCGCCACCCGGACGTGCGCGCTGTTCGTCCGTTCTTGAGGCGGTACGGGGTTCGCTCGCACATGGCTTGGGTGAAGGCACTTCAGAAGCAGATGGTGGCCCGATGATCCCTGCACGCATATCTGGCGCTACGCATTTCCTTGGGGCGCCCAAAGGCTGGAAGCCGGAAGAAGATGGCAACTGCTGCCACCTCGCCGTGCGTGTCACGGACAACGTGTGGGAGAGTGCTTGGGAGCCGACGCCGGGTGAGCTGGCTGCCCTCAATGCCGGCGCCAAGGTCGTGCTTCGCGTCGTCGGCGGGCAGCCGCCCGTGATGCTGTGCGTCGAAGATTTGCAGACTGAACACCAAGACTGAGGAGGCAATTGTGCCCAACAAGTCTAAGGACACTCGCCGGATTAGGCAGCTAGAGAGCGCTCTTGTCCGCATCATCCGAGAATGCACGTCTCACAACGATGTAAACGTTATGGTCAAGAGGATGCAGGCCATAGAGGACATTGCGTGCAAGGCGCTTGGGCCGAAGTAGAGCGCCGCGCGTGATTTGAGCGCTAATTTTTCCGCTCAATCACCTCTGGCGGCCCAGACGGCTCAAATTTGCCGCCCACAATCTTTCCCTTCTGCACGACGCGAACCCACTTCCCATCCCGCTTCGTCCAGCAGGACATGACGGCCTTTCCTGACTTAAGCTCGGTCTCGATCTGTCTGGCGACCGTTGGGAATATGTCATGGATGGGCTTGTTGTGGTCTGTGCTCATCTTGCCTCCGGTAGAATTGCATAGGCTACAATAACGCGTCACTTCTACGAGGATGTCCCGCGTACACCGTTTCTCGCGTATTCTCGTGTTCTTCATTCGTTTACGTGCGTTTCAGCGCGTAACCCATTGACTCTTGGTGAGCATCGTCCGTTTACACCGAGGATGTCGGGAGTTCGACCCTCTCACCGCCCACCAATTAAATCAATCACTTACGCATCTGGGGTACAATCAGCGCTCGTGTTGTTCAAAATACAACGCTGTTCAATCACGCATCCTCAGGTGGCAAATCTTCAATCTGCAACCTGTTTCTCACGGATGCTCCTGCAACAATCCGGCCCAGTGTTTCGGATGCACCTCTGACCTGAGCCATCTGCGTCTTGATGTAGACCATCTCCGTTATGGAAGACCTGGAATGGCCAGCCAACCGCGAAATCCGCTCGACGGGTATCCCAGCTTGGTCGAGCCACGTTAGGGCCGTGTGGCGAAGAATATGGGGCGTTATGGACGGCGGTAGGCCGGCACGCTTTGCAGCCGCCATGAACGACTTCCGAATGCAGGCCACGGGCGCAAAGTTGTACGAGATGACATGGCTCGTATCGTGCCCGCGCTTGCGGTGCGCCTCGATCAACTCAACCTCGACTTCCGCCGTCATATAGCCAACGACGCGCGTTTTCTGCGCCGCCTTGGATATCGGGTTGATGTTGATCGTGGGGGCGCGGAAATCCAGTTCCTTGTCCTTAAAGTTCACGCGATCCCAGGTCAGTTCAAGGATGGCCCCAGATCGCGCCGCCGTCGTAATGGCGATCATGCAAAACAGGCGCGTGTGATCCTCTGTGCAGGCGTCTATGAGTGCCCTGAATTGCTCTGGCGTGAGGATGTCCTGCCGCGACTTTGGCTTGGTCGGCACCCAGACGTGCTTCTTGTATTTGATGTGCTGGCGTTCAGCCGCCCAGTTAATGCAGGACCGAAGCCTCAAAAGTTCCGTCCATACCGTGCCGATCGAGATGTCTACGCGGCGCTCGCTGCCGTCCTTGGTGCGTATAATGCGACCACGGTCCAGGCGCTGCCTGGCGTAGTCGCGACACACGTCGTCGGTGATCTCGGACACGCGCATCTTTGCGAAGCGCGACTGCAGCGCGTTCCAGCTTTCGTGAAACGGGCGCATCTTCTTGCCGTCCTTGGCACGGTCGGCAATGTAAAGCTGCCAGATGTCCTCTACGAAAGGGCTCTCTAAAGCTTTTTGGACAACGCCGCGGAGAGCAACCCACTCGTCAAGCGCTCTTCGACCCTCAGCCTCAGTGAACGCTCCAAGTCTCTGTCTCTTGGGCTTTCCGTCTTTTCCGCGATACCGGACAACGGCCTCATATTGCCCGACCTCTTGGTTGTGGAGTGATCCGAGATGGTACGGACCCACATTGTACGGTCGCCAAGTTCTTCCCACCGTTCTACCTCTTCTCTTGGAACTCGAATGTGCTTGAATCCGCAGGCCCTGATTTCGCCGCTGCGGACCATTCGTCGGATCGTGTCCTTGCTGAATCCCCAGCGCTTCGCAAGCTCGGATGCGGTGAACATCACCTTCTCGGTGGTCATTTGCGCGCCTCCAACTCGAGTTCGGACGCACACAAATCTTTGATTGCTGTCAGGAGGTCTTCCTCTAGGTGAAACCACTCCCTGCGATGCCGCCAATACGCCGCTGCCTTGTGCAGCGCTGCCTCTGTGTGCAACCCACCACGAATATGCCCCAGCAACACCGGGTCGTGTGGGCTGCTTGTGCTAATCACATCCATGCGCGCCTCCGGTCGCACCGAGTGCCCAATCTTCACGTAGGCGTCGCACTGAATAAAGTACACGCAACAGGCATCCGGCACGTCATCGCGCCATCCAATCGCCTCCAAAAACATGCGCGCCGTTGGCGAGACTCGGCCAAGCACGAATTCCCATCTCGTTTGTTTTTTCTGGTAAGCAACTAGATCCTTCAAATCATAAAGAGGCTTGCGGCCAATCCTGACAACCGGGATGCTTAGTCTGCGTAAAGAACGGGTAGACACGCGCAACTCTGAGGCCGCTTCCGCACGGGTCAAGAGCCTAACCATCCCCTCATCCCTCCCTTGCCGAGAAATCCCCACACCAATCAGTGCGATCCGTGAGCGGCCAAACGGAGCAGAGGTCGCCAAGCGGCGGGTCTGTGTAAATGTCCAATTCCTCGTCTGCTGCGTACATATGCCCGCACTTGGCAACAAATATGAATAACTCTGGCGATGGTGTCGGTGCGTAGCGCTTACACTCGCCGACGATGATGGCTGTTGCGTCTTCGTCGTTGTTTGAATGCGGCTGGCGCTCTGGGTGTAGGCGATCCCAATGGGCACAAGTGATGCATTTGTTGGTTCTCTCGGTCACGCCCGTTCCCTCCTGATCTTTTCTTGAAAACGCGAAAACATCATTCCTCACCATCCTGTATAGGCACGCCGTCCCTGAACTTTGTGCCTCTTGGAATGCTGATGACGCGCTCAAGCTGAATATTGACGTATGAGGCGTTTTTCATCTCATTCGCCGCCGCGGCGTCCCAGCAGGCCTCGTGAAAAATTCCAATGTTTGTGACGATGCCAGCGCCTTTTAGGACAGGCGCATTGCAGCGCTTGCATGGGCGAATGGTCATTGGTCCCTCATCTTCGCCTGGAAACGCTCGAACATTTCTTCGTCTAGGTAGACGCGATCCCTGATCACGTAGCAGCAGCCGGAAGCCTTCAGAGCGACCCTGAAAGTTTTCCTGTCCATGAAAGCGGAAACTCTCCGGTAGAAATTTTCATATGGAAGCAAGCTGCCGGCGTGGGTCGGGGTGACTGTCATTTGGTTCTCTTTTTCTTCTTTCTCTGCGTCGCCGCTCTCACGTAGGCCGGATGACACTTCAGGATGCGGGCGATGGCTTCGTCGCTCAGGACACCAAGACCAGCCAGAAGGTTGATCTTCTCCGCCTTGGTGGTTTCACCGGCTTTGGGTCTCATTTCGTTGCTCCAGCCTTTTCAATCTCTTCGATGGCCATCTTTAAAAGATGAATGGCTAGCTTATTTTGCACTGCGCACAGGGAGCGACACGCCTCAACGGCAAACACCACGGCGCGGCTTGTTGTGTAGTCCGTAACGCCCAGGTCAAAACCTTCATCCTCTTCGTTTACGAACTTCGACGCGTAATCGTTCGCCTCTCGCATAAGGCGGTTAACGTCGGAAAGTTCATTCTCGGTCAGTCTAATGTTCCCAAATCCGTCGCTCGGGGCTTGAGGGCGGTAGCAAGCCTTTTCCGCCATCATAACGTATGCCTCAGCAAGCCTATCGTGTCCCGACTTCATTCTGCTTCCTCCTTCACCTTGCTCACCGCCATAGCGCGCCGCTTACCTATGGACAGAAGTTTTTCAACCTCCATCTTGTGTTGCTCATAGAGCGACCTGCATGCGTCTGCGTCGATCATTGTTTTGTTGAGTTCCTCACGCTCCGCATGCGTGAGATAGGGAAGCCATTGCCGGCGATCACCGAGGCGCATGAGAACGACTCCGCTGCTCTTCAATCCTCAGCAACTCCATCTCTAGGAGTAAAAGCTTGTGCTTTGTCCTCGCAATGTGAAATGCGTATGATGCAGCTTTCGCCGCGAGAAGATTACGTTCCTTTATCCGCCTTGGACCGCGGTTTGCCCTAGAGACGCGCCACACGTGAGAAGCGCTGCAATCCAGAACCTCCGCGATCTCTTCTGGCTTGTGGCCCGCGTCCAGCATTCTAAGGATTTCGTCGGCTAGCTCAGTCATTTGATCCCCGCCTTATTGGCTTCTTCCCCTTCCGGTCCCAAGTCCAAAATGTCGTTTCGTTCGTTGCTAAATTCCGCACCTTGATTTCAATTTCACCTTCAGGCCATAGCTCCGCGGCTATCGTTAGTAGGGAGCGCATGGCGTGATCGGGCTTGCTCATCGCCTCACCACGGAGCCGTCGATTTTCTTCCGCCAGGGTGATCGTTTTGAGCCAGGGATGATTGCTTTCTTTTTTTCTTTTGGTTGCTCGGCAATGCCGGCCTTAGCCAACAGACGTTGCTGGAATTCTGCATGCTGAGCGCTGATGCGGTTCGTCTTGGCAATCACCGGGACATCATGTTTCGCGGTCTTTTCGCGATGTTCCATGATTGGCCGCGGGACGAGGTTTGTGGGGTGGTCAGAGCCGCCTAGCGCCTTGGGAATCGGATGATGATCGAAATGCACGAGGCTGCAGATTTGGTCTGGCGTCATCTGCTTTGCCGTCTCGCGATCGATCCACGGGACAAGGTTGCCATTTTCGTCTGCCACCTTCATCTCCAGCAAAACGGCGGCAAGCTTCGTGGTCATGTTGATGTGGGCGCGCTTGGTCATATCTTCATGCTCCTGTAATTGGAGCTTTCAGTCCTCCATGCCTCGATACGCATGGCAGCGGCCTCACGAAGCGCTCTTAGGCGTTCGTATTCGCCAGCGGCTCGAGCATCCCGCTTCAGTGCCGCAAGATATTCCGCAGTCACGTATGCCTCACGCTCCTGCACACTCACGGGCTTGTCGTTGTAATTCCTCATGCACAAAGCCTTGGTCACTTTGACCATGTGGGAGGCGTAGACCATCTCGGCTTTGGCCTCACCGATCTCCTTGGCGTTGTCAGCCAAGAACTGAAGAGCCTTGTCGACATCGTCATCGCCAATGATGCGAGCATTGCGACGGTCGCTCATTTCACGCTCGCGCGAAGCGGGCGCCGACCGGCTTGATCCGTTGTTCATGTGGACACCCGTGCTCCGCTTCCAGCCTCTGAATTTCCGCCAGTTCGATTTTCATCGGGAACCGCATCCGGTCCACCTTCAGAACACCCCGCAGGATCAGCTTCTCTATCCCCTGCCTTGAGTAGCCCCACCGTTTCGCCAGTTGCTTCACGGTGAGGAATTCCATGTGCGCGCCAGACAATTCGCTTCGCTTCCTCTCTTGTTAGACCGCACGCATACATAAGATCCTCGATGCCAAGGCCGTGCTCTGCCATAGCGATGGCGAGGGCGTTCATTTCAGGAAATCCCGCACAGTCCGAAACCTGATCCTGTTGGCCAGTGCCATCAGCCGCCATGCGATGCGGTCTAGGATGCGGGCGATGGACATGCGAAGTTTCATGCTGCTTCCTTCAATTCGTATTTCTCTCGCAGTGCGCGCACCTTCCCGTCCAATTCGGCAAGGAACTCGCGCACCAGCGTTTCGAGTTCTTCGATGCGCTTCTGGTCCCGCTCAATGCGCTTCACAAAGAGCTGCATGGAGGCTGGCAATCTTGGATCAAATGAAACGAAGTCACACCATTTGCGCCCGGTGCATGCCATTTGCCACTGCATCTGTGTGACGTAGCGGCCGGATATTTCTTCGCCCAGAAGCGTTTCAATATGAGTTGCGCTGTTTGGGCATTTGATCTCGACCAGCCCATCTCTGCCGATTAGGCCGTCTGGACTGGCGTGCGTGCCGGAAATCGTTGGGTGCTTTACAAGGCCGACAAGTTCAACGTCCACGTCGTGCATGAACTCATATGCGGCGCGGGCATCGGGCTCCGTCTGCGTGCCCCACTGCATGGCTGCATTAGTGAATGTGTCTGGTGCGTTGCCGGTCAGGCGGCCGATGATCTTTGCTGCCATGACGTTGGCACGGGTTGCGCCCCACCCCGTCTTGGTCCGCGCGATTGCGTCTGGAACCTCGCTTGCTCCAAGCGATGGGGCTCGAGCAGCCAGCCATTCCGCAGAGCCTTGGATAGGTTCTGTCATTGTTTTTCTGCCTTTGCCTTCAGCATCTCGACGGCGGCGTCGTATTTGTCAGCGGGCAGCTTCCCGACTTCGGTGATTTTGAAGTGCTTGCAAAAGCGCTTCACGTCGCTGGCTGTGAATTTGATCGCAGCTTCAATGGTTGCCTTTTGCTCATCGCTGATTACGGCGCCAGCGCCAGCCGCCTGCCCATCGTCATCCTCGTCCTCAGGCGCAATGCCAAGAAGGGCCAGGGCCGTATAGCGACGCCCATAACTGACTGTGCTGGCATGCGCCTGTACTGGGTTCTTGTTGCCGCTCATATCTATCGGCAGAACAATTTCTGTCGTCTCGACATGCCCGCCGCGGTGCCCAAGGACGGCAACAATGCGGATCTTGCCATCGTCTTGCTTGATGGTGTGATTGAGTGAGAAGCCGTGCTGCGACAGCGCCTCCCGCTGCGTCGAGATCACATCCTCCAGCCGTGCGTATTTCTTGGCGTTGTGGCCAGTGCCCTTGCGTTCCACTGCGGGCGCATCTTTTTGATAGGCGGCGAAGTCGCGGCGGAACTCACCCCGCGCCACCTCCGACTTCTGCTCGCGGATCAGGCCAACGATCTCGCGGAACGCTTCGCTGTTGAAGTTCGTGCTGGTGCCAAACTGTCCCAGCATTTTATACAGCGGGTCTATTGGTTCGCGCATGTCGACTGTGGTTGTTGGGTGGCCATGGTAAAAAGGATCAAGTTCCGTTTTCTTTGCAGCAGCAGCCATTGTTACTCTCCTAAGCGAGAACGAATACGAGCATCGCCAGCGCAACAGCGCTCAGGCTCAGCATGGTGGTCATCGCGAGCCAAAAGCTCGCTGGGCGTGGGTCTATCTGTGTCATTTCCATTGCTATCTGCATCCACGCGCACCTTTCGTTGAGTTGGGGTCGCCCAGCCAGGGAGGTGCCTGGATATCCCCTCTTCAGCCGGAAACCCTGTCAGAAGTACCGGCAGCGAGTTCTGTCTGTGGGCGGGTGGCTCTAATGCCCTCAGAGCCACCCGCCAGCCGCTCCCCGCGCTGCGGCTAACCGCCGAATACATCCTGATAGACAGCGCGAGCGCGCTGGGCCCCGAGATGTTTTCCGGCGAGACTGCGTAACTTGATGCATGCAAGACGCAGATCGTCCGTGAGGCAATCAATCAACTGCTGCGTCTCGTGTTCTTCGTCCTTGCGGGCTATGTCCTCGCGCTGGCTTTGCGTCCAGCGATTGCACTCTTCGACCAACCGAAGCTTGGTCTGGCGCCGCATGTCGATGACGTTGCTCATTTCAGTAGCTCCGGGAATTCCGAAAGCACCACATCCGCGCAATCCCACGCTTCAACGTCGCGCTCGGGATCAAATGACCGGACATACATGCCGTCATGGATCACTTGGGCGAGTTTGACGCGAATGGGGTGATTGCAAACGGCTAGACGTTCCCAGGCCGACATGACTGGCGGCATGGGCACGTGCTTCATGTCAAGGATGGCGGGAAACGCAGCGATTATCGCGTCCGCGCCGTCGTGCGCCTCACACTCATGCTCCATGTCAAACGCGCCAACGTACATCACGTCATGGATCATGCGCGCTAAGGCGATGCGAACGGGATGCTCAAGGCGTTCGCGTTCTTCGCGACGCGCCTCTGCCGCTGCTTCAAGCTCGTCCCAGTGTTGCAGGGCGGCGTTTCCGAATGTTTGTTCGCTCATGACCACACCTTTACGAAACGTGTCTTGATATGCTGAACGTATGCGAGATTTTCACCGACGCGTTGCGCTTCTTCTGCGTTTGCTGCGTAGACCGTCTCGGCGAATGCTGGTGCGCCATCGGCCGCAGAGTACTGAACAGTGAACGCTTGCTTGGAGCGCTCCATCTGCGCGGCAAAGGCTTCCTGCTGGCGGTTAACGTCATCGCTCAGCTTCCTGATAATCTCTCGGTCCTCGTCAGTAAGGAATTGCGTCGTCATCCTTGCGTCCTCGTGCGATACGTTCCCGGAAAAGTTCCCACGCACGTTCACGATCTTCGTCCGTCTCTGGTGCAAACACTTCCAACTCACCCAGGTCCGCCAGCTCCCGCTGCGTCATTTCCATGACGTGCTGATAAGCGGCGTCTGAATTCTCAGCCATCACGCGAACCTCGCCAGTGATGGAAAAAGTGACGATGAAAGACTTGTCCATGTCAGTTCCTCCGTGGTGCGAAGATCAGCCCGTCCGACTGGCGGATGATGTCGGAAATGATCGCCTGATACTGGCGGTCGCTAACAAGGCGTCCGACTGCAAAGCCGGCGATCGCGCCAAGCATCCAGATTGCGATCTCAAACATTTGGGTCACTCCGGTCGGCTTCGTATTGTTTGACTGCGCGGCGGCCCCAGAGGGCGATGCCTGCAATGGTGGTGATTGATCCGGCTGCGGCGCCGATCAGCAGGGAGAGGATGTCGATCATCGGTCGCCTGCAGCGTGGAGTAGGGAGGCGAGGAGTATCCCGAGAGGGACGCCAATGGCGCCACCGATCCAGATGCCTGTTGCAAGCTCAGCCATGGGATGCCTCCGGGATAAAATCGAAGGCGTCCGCGTGAGCGCGGTCAGCGTCGGCCTGGAAGCGCTTGTCGTTGGAGAGATCGTCGATCAGCGCGTCGCGAAGTTCAGGATCTCGAACCTCAATCCAGCGCGGCTTGGACATGGTGCCCAAGTTGAGATCGACGCGGGTGATGTCCCACTCGTCCCACTCAAAGTACTCAAGCCAAGCCCTGACGTGGCCGGTCAGGTGTTCCTCTGCAACGACGCTGGTGATGGTTGACATGGTGGCCTCCCTGGAGGTCACCGCGGCGATCGACGGGCCCTCCGAGGGAGGAGGGGTAGACCGTCAGGCCTCGTGCATGGCGTGGTTGGGTTTGAGAGTAACCATCGCCGCGGTGACAGGGAGAGTTGTACCGTGAGGCGTTACAAAAGGCAAGAGGGAAAATAACGTAGCGCGTGAATTTCCGTTTTGTTGCACACCCGCAACAATAACCTTTGTCTTCACTGCAAATAGGCGTTGCCTTGACTGGGGGGGGGAGACACAATGCAGGCAGTTAATGGCCAAGACATTGCCTCGGAGTCCGTCGATGCGTGGAATGTTCGCGGTTCGTTTCGGCTATGAGCCGACCTCTGGGTGGTCAATTGTCTATGTGCCAGTTCTGGCCTGTGCGATCATAACGGCGAGCAACAGCGGGCTCGCATGGGCGCACCTAGTCGAGACTGGGTACTTCTCGCCATATGTAGCGGCGACCGCCATTATCAGTTCGCGCTTTTGCGTGAGGGCTGGCGTGCTGTCCGCCGTTCTGTCGGCTTTGTTCTACAACTTCTTCATTACGCCGCCGGTATTGGCATTTAGCGTGCCTGGCACCGCAGACCTCACGGCATACGCCGCTGCTATCGTTGCGGCTTTTGCCGTTGCGCCAAGGTCGCCAAAAACCGCGCTTTCCAGCGAAAGCCCCGCGTCCTTAAAGTCTGGACTGCCGTTTGTTGAGACCAAGAAGAATGGCAAAAATGGCTCGGCACAGGCTGCTTTTTGGTCTGTTGAGCCGTCCTACGATTGGAAAGAGGACGACATGGTGGGGCGCGAATACGGGCGCATCTATGTGGACCTGATCCAGCGCGACGGACATGGTGCGCCGCCTTTGGCTTACATCGTCAATGATATGATTAGGCAGGGGCGCGTCACAGGTCTCGAGGCTGGTTTTTCCTCCGCCATTGAGCAAGCGGCCCGTCGAAGGGACATCCATATCGCCCGGGCGCGTTCATTCCAGTATGACGACACCCACCAAGCTTACGTCGACTGATGCGTCATCAAGCAACGAAAGCACGATGTTGTTTCCTGCCCGGTTTGTGACCAGCATTTCCTGGCTTAAGGAACTGACGTATAATCCTTGTTTTTTCTTGGTTTTTCGCGGTTACGTCAGCCACGACTATGGCGGCGTTGGGGATGTCCGCGAGCGCTTCCCGGCTCTCGTCTACCGTGATGGTATCGCCGTCTTTAATGCCAGCTCTCGGAACGGCGCTTTCGCGCACCACATAGGCGCGCAGGTTCTTCCTTGCTAATGCAACAGCCAAGGGCCCGACATTTGCTGGTTCTACCTCATCCTTGAGGTTTGAAATCGCAGCAAAATTCAGGATGTCGGCGACGCTACATTCGAAGGCTTCGGCCAATTGTTGCATGCGCTCAAGCGTGATGGTTTCGCCATTCTCGTAACGTGAGATGGCCATCTTCGAGATGCCGACCTTGTCGGCTAACTCCTGCTGCGACCAGCCGCGAAGCTTTCGCAGCTCCTCTATACGATTCTTGATCATGCCCGCTTGGTATGCCGGTAGACCAAGAAACGCACCTGTTATTACGCCACCGATGGGACCCATTGTCTACTCACACTTGCCGGCATTCCACACGTTGACGGTTGTAACGTCTCGTGGTATCTCTCGCCGCATGCTATCACTGGATGCCTACCTTCGCGAGAACAATGTGTCGGTTGAGGCTTTTGCCGCAATCGTGGGAGTGTCTCGCATGTCGGTTTACCGCTGGCGTAACGGCGAGAGTTTCCCGAAGCGGGACCAACTCCAGAGGATCATCAGGGCTACGAACGGCAGAGTATCGGCCGACAGCTTCTTGCTGCCAATTGGCGAAGAAAAAGTTGCGTAGTCAACGCGGTAACGTCAGCCCCGGCTTGAGTGAGGCTACCCAGTAGTTGCGTGCGTCTCCACCCATCTTGAGGCCACGCCTATGTTTCTCTGGACAGACGACCGAATCGAAGCCCTGAGCCGCATGTGGCTTGAAGAGGGCTTGAGCGCATCCCAGATCGGCGCCAGGCTTGGCACCAGCCGCAACAGCGTTATCGGCAAAGTCCACCGTCTAGGCCTTCGCCTTAGGCCAGCAGAGGTTCGCAAGCGCAAGACCGAGGCGCTATTCGGCAACTACATCCTGAGCGCCATCAAGCCGCCTCGGCACCTTCCAGAGACAATCGCCCCGAGGGCTAGTCGCTGCGATCTGCACGACCTTGAGCCATTCGACCGTAAGTGCAGGTATCCGCACGGCGATGCGCCTCCCTACGCCTTCTGTGGCGGCGATGCGATCCCAGGCTCGTCCTACTGCCTCGCCCATCTCCAGGCTTGCTACACGAACCCGCCCCCAAGAGCCGCGGCATTTGTCGAGCGGCAACTTGAGGAGGTATCCGCATGACCCTCGTTATCGCAACAGTCCTCTTTTTCGGTGGCGCGGTTCAAGAGGTCCAGATGCCCCGGGAAAAGTGCGAGGCCATCGTCAACGCGCTTAAATCAGGCGGCGAGGTTTGGGCGCACGATCGCGAAAGCTCACTCACCCTTCAAATCATCGCGGCGTCGTGCCGGGAGGCTTCATCGTCATGAAGAAGAAAACCCTGGAGCAAGAAACCAGGCAGGAAATCGCTCTAGCGATGATCGATGTCGGTTATCCAGGCATCCAAATCTCGCTTGAGATGCCCCTCATTGCAGACGCGGTTCTGACAGGGCAACCGCCCGACATGAACTTCCTCAAAGACTTCATCGAACACCTTCCGCGCATCCTCAGTGTCCGCGCCGACATTCAGGAAGCTATGGAACAGTCCGCAAAGAACACGAAGAACTGATGCGGCAAACACCTCAAGTCCCTCGCATTATTTGCCTTGGCTTCGGCCTTTCAGGCGTGGCGGCTTATGTCGTCATGGCCCTGATTGACATTCATTACGGTGAAGCAACCGCGCTGACGCAGGCCGGCAAGACTTTCCAGCCCGTCACTATGGCGATTGTTTCAGCCATTGGCTTCCTGCTGGTGTGCGGCTCTGGCGCCCTTTACCGCGCCCGTCGCTACACCATGGCCGCGATCCTGTTTGCCGCAACCGGCGCTTACATGGGCTACAGCGCTCTGAATGGTGTCGGTTTCTTCGCTGGCGAAACCATCGGCAAGGTTCGCCAGGTCGAGGCCAAGAACAAAAGCATGAAGGACGCCACCGACCGGGCCAACGACGAAGCCAAGGAGATGCGGACCCGCACCCTTAGCTGGCTCACCGGAACACAGATCAGGACGGCGAAAGAGCGGGAAAGGGTAGAGGACAAGGTCATTGAGCTTGTTACCAAGCCCGTCGAAGTCAAAGCCGCACCCGTCGATGCTGTCGTCGGAGACATGCGCTCTGAGGTGATGAAGAAGCTGCTGGGCGTCGAAATTGAGAACGCGCAGATCGCAAATTCGGTCTGGGTGGTGGGGCTTCTCGTGCTTGGGAAGCTACTAGGCCCAAGCCTGATGTTCGCCCTTTGGCCGATAAAATCGCCCTCAAAAGCCAACAGCATCGACCGCCCACCGGACGGAGACGGTGAAACTTTCACAAACAACCCCAAAAACCCAGCAAATCTGCAGGTTTTACCCGGCGGGAAAGTTTCACAGTCAAGGCGATACGAACCAGCAGAGGCCCGCAAAGATCTGGTCCGAATGCTTGGTGAAGCGCCCACCGTCGATAAAGCCAGCATCCTCGTCGATCGCTGGAATTGGTCTCTCCCATCGGTCCTTCGCTACTTGGACAGGTGGGAAACGGAAGGGATTTGCCGGACCCGCAAGGATGGGCGTGATCGCGTAATTCTGCGCCCGGGACCGAAAGCTGTGAGTGCGTAAAAGCAAAAACCCCGGCCGCCACAGCCGGGGTTTCCAGAAACCGTAAGCCCGTGCCACGGGGCTGAATAACGAAAGTGCATCCAATGTCTGTCTACTACAACTCAGAGGCAGTTTCAACTGTTTTTTGCACAGGAGATACACATGTCGCCTGATGCAGAAGCCGTCGTCAATATCGACCTTCACGCTTGGAAGGCCACTGCGAAGAAACTCACCTTGAAAGAAACGGGTGAGCTTGTCCGCTCGATTATGCGCGCCCAGCGCGCCAAGCGCCCCAATCGCGAGCAGCGCGTTCTGCTGGCGATCTTTACGCGCGACCCCGACATGGAGGTCGCATCATGAACCCCTACGAAATCTCTCCGCAGGGCATGACGTTTGCCCGCTTTTTCCCGTCTGACTGGCGCACCGGATGCCTGTCCCTGAACCTCGAGGAAGAGGGGCTCTATATCCGCATCTGCATGTACATGTACGACACAGCGTCAACGCTTCCAGACGACTACAAGCGCTGTGCCATGCTTCTCCGCGTACATCCCTTGAAGCTGGAAAAGGTGATGAATTCACTCATCGCCAAGGGGAAGATCATCCGCGCGCAAGGTCGGCTCATTAACGAGCGCGTCATTGAGGAATTCGACCGTTGGCGCCAAGAGACAGCCGCCAGAGCTGCCGCCGCGAAGAAGCGTGAGGACGAACGTCGGCGGCGCACGGAAGAGCAAATCAGGGAGGCTAAGGCGAAGGCCTCGCAAGAGGCTACCCCCCAGACTACCCCCCCAGTTACCCCCCACCTCACCCCCCAGACTACCCCCCCAGATCACTGGGGGGTTACTGGGGGTGTTACCCACCCAGTAGACGCTAAAAAAACCAATGAAATCAACGGTGAAAAAGCAGAGCCGTGCCACAGCTCTATCACTAACCAGAAACCAGAAACCATATACCAGAAGCTAGATAATATACTACTACCACAGGAGACTGACGCTGCGCGCGACGGTGGTGGTGGTTATTTGGATGTTTTGAACGGGACAGCAAACGACCTTGTCGCGTTCATTTCGAAGCATGCCTTCGTCGAGACGATAGACGCTCGCCGCATGCTAACGACGAACGTGAAGACGTTCGGCACCGACGCCATGATGGAGGCTTACTCCGTCACGCTGGCCAACATGGGCGGGCAATTTATTGCTTCGCCATACAAGTATCTGATCGAGACAGCTAGGCGCATCAAAAACAGCGGCAAGTCGCAAGTGCCAAGAGGTGCGGCGAATGACGTTGCAGCAAAGCGCGAGCGCATCCGAAAGCACGCGGAAGAAGCGGCTGAGGCGTTCGATCGTCAGCGGGGGCGGTCATGAGCACGAAGGGGGTCTTGAAGTTCATCGACGACCTGACCGTCAACTTCAGCTTTCGCCGCGATTGGGACGAAGAGCGCGAAAAGAACTGGTCAACGCTCATGGTTCGGGAACTTGGCGGCTATGCCGACGAGGTTCTGGCCAAAGCGTGCCGCGAAATCATCCTGACGCGCGGAAAGCGGCAAGGTGAGCAGTGGATGCCTACGATTGCCGAGTGCCTGGCTGCTTGCAAGGAGGCCAAGTATTGGCTCGATGCGGAGCGTCAGAAGGAACAGCTTTCGCTGGACGGAAAGCCCATCGAAAGAAAAACCACGTTTTGGTCAGACGAGCGCAAGGATCTGGCGGACAACCTGATCAAAACCCAGCAGGGGCGAGCCGCCGCGAAAGAGGGCTGGATTCGTGGTCTGCACGACTTCTGTCGCGCCAAGGGCCGCGCTCCAAACGAGTACGAGGCGCGAGACATCAAGGCGGATGCTGATGCGTTTCAAGCCGCCTACGAAAAGGCGCTTCGTGGAGGATGGCCGCAAGCCGCTGCCTTGGCAGACCTTGGTGGGAAGATGGTTCGCCGTGGCGAGGAATTGGCCGACATGGTTCTGCATGGAGTGGTGCGATGAGTAGCGAAGCGAGCATTGCAATCCAGAAAATTGCCAATCTCATCGACGAACGCGCGGCGCTTTCTAGGCGTATTGCGGAGATCACCGACGACATGCAGGAGGTCGCCATTGGTCTTTGCAAAATCTCTGACCGGTCTGATCGCCTTCGTGCGATCAGACTTCTGTACTGGGAAGTTCCAGAAGTAAACGTCAACGCGCTTTGTGCTGCTCTTTTTTTAGAGTGGGACGAGGCTGCGCAGGCGCCGAAGGGGTGGCCACAGGATCTTGTGCGCTTTGCCCGCTTCGGAAAGCGGCTGCGCGACATTATCGGCGCTCATCCGACCATCTCCCATGCATGCCGTACGAACGGATGCGCAGAGCGGGTGCCGGTGACATCTCGCACGCAATTGTTCGAACTTAAAAGCTTGCCGCTGTGTCCAAAGTGCGAGCGCGAGCAGAGCGTACGGAACAAGGAGTATTGGGACAAGTGGGATGCAGGCGCGGCGGATCGCGAGAGGCAAAGGATTGCCCTTCGTAGCGAGCTAAATGCGCTCAAGGACAGGTCTCAGTTGTCAGACGCAGAGATCTTCCGGCTTTACGAACTTTTGGCAACCTTTCACGAGAGCCAAGAATGACCCCATCAATCGACCAACGCGAAATGGCCGCTAAGGCATACGAGCTTTACACGGCATCGCTCAATCAATTCTGGGATGCGGTGGAATTCGGCGGAACGAGCGCTGAGCTTGAAGCGCTGGAAGCCGCGAAGGCTGACGCATGGGAAACGTTTGCGTCATTTGGCGTCGACCTAATCAAGCCAGAAGGCAATAAAGCGCGCCGTTGTGCAAAAACTGGAATTCCAATCGTCTCAAGTGACGAACTAGACGATTGTGATGATCTGGTGATCAAGCAAACGGAGGCGGCATGAGTGCCCTCAAATGGCATATGGACGCCAAGCGCAGAAAGCGCAGCCTTAGCGTGCTTGACGAGCAAGAAAACCAAAAGCGTGATGCAGCATCTAAATGGATTGAGAAGCATTCACGCCGCCCGCAAAAGCGTAAAGGTAGGAAGCGTTAAATCAAACCGCGTGATCGCGTAAAAAACCTCAACGGAGATGGAAAATGTCGTGGAAAAACTATACGCTTGGTGTTATTATTCTGTTGGTGTCAATGGGTTCGGCTTCCGCTCAAATGCCACCGTGTCATGTGGGCGCCCAAACCGGTTTAGCGATTGCGAGTGCGACCATCTCCGCGCCCTCGCTTCCGGCCTCGCTGGACGGTCTGGGCGCCCGTTCACGCCAGCCGGACTTCGGCGTGCATGCTGGTTGTGACTTTCGCCTTACTGGCTCGCCGATCGTTATTGGCGCCTGGGGCGAATACACGTGGCGCGATACGTCCTTTCAGGTGTCGCTCCCGTTCGGCTCCTTCTCGGCCGGCCTCGGAGATGGCTGGGCCTTCGGTGGCCGCGCTGGCTACGACATGGGTGGCGTGATGCCCTACGTGCTTCTTGGCTACACGCAGTCGGACATGAATTACTCGCTCCCGCTTACGGGCGTTCCCAACGCACTGCGCGGCTGGACCTACGGCGGCGGCGTCGAGATGCCCATCAAGGGCACGATGATGTCTCTGGCGCTCGAGACCCGCTACACCAAGTTCAATGAGACCGAGCTTGTCGCAGGCCTTGCCAACATCAAGGCTGACCAGATTAGCGGCATGGTCAGGCTCAATCTGAACTTCGGCGGCAAATAACCCCTATCGCGCGGACTGTTCTGCGTACCACCGCGCCACAGGAGAAAGAAACAGTGCAGCCAAAACCAAAAAATAACGACTTGCCTGCGGTGTGGGGTCTTGTCCTGTCGGATATGTCGAAGCGCGACATCCAAGGAGAGATAATTTATGGAACCCGTCTTCAGCCTCACAATGGCAGGGATGCGTTGCGTGATGCATACGAGGAGGCATTGGATTTAGCCGTGTATTTAAGGCAAGCACTTTACGAGCGTGACGGAAAGTAGGTCTGGCCGCAGGAGCGATCATGATGGAACTCATCGCAGAAACAGCAATCGACCTCTTGAGGGTCCGCCAGTCCGCCTACGAGGAAGCGCTGGCAAAATTCCAATCACTCCACCGGTCAGCCCGTCCGATCCACACGACAGACGCGCCGCTGCCGACGATAGACGACGATTATGCGACATGGCTCGATGATCAAAAGGCAGCCGTCGCTCGAGAGATCAAACGCATCCAGCGCCAGACGAAGCGCGAAGCCAACGAATTCAGGTCGAAGCTATGAGCGCCTGCCGTCACGTCTGGATCACCGTTTCTGCTGATAGCAGGATCACGACGCCTTACGTGCTTTGCGTCAAATGCGGGTCAAGGAAATGAAACGCTTCGCCAAGGAATGGCTTCCCGTACTGATCGTCATGGTGGTTGGGACTATGCTGGGCATGTGGTGGCCAAAATGACAGACGCAGAGGACGACGTTCCAGAAGAGATATACGATTTCGTTGGCTTCCACATGCACCTCGTTGGCCTTGTTCGAGGCGCGAAGGCGGTAACGAACGAACGTAAGATTGTTTCGCTTTTGTCGCTGGCCTGCACGCTGATCATGGATGATTGCAAGCATGGGAGCGCAGATGAATTCAGGGCGACGCTGATGGATCGCGTCGGCGACATGATGGCATTCCCTGAAACCGTGGCGTCTGTTCTGCATGCGTACGAAAAGGAAGTCCTTGGCAAAGCGAGCCACTAATGACCGGCCGCCGCATACAACTCAAGGACTTTAGGCTGAAGGACGGCAAGCTCGTCCGCAACGAAGCTCGATTGCCGATCAACATTCGCCTCAAGCAGGCATCGTCCAAGAAAGTACGCGTCAGGAGGAAAACACCATGAAGCGCAAGCTAGCACCCAAGGGGAGCCGCTACTACCCAAAGGCGGCCATGCTTAGCATCGACGAGAAAGAGGTTCTGGCGAATGCCGAGCGTGACTGGGCAAGGGTGCAGCACCTTTTTAACGAAATACCCATAACGAAAAAGCTGGAAAAAAAGCTTCGAGAGCATGGCCGCAAGCGCGTGCGCGTCGCGAAAAAGGGGCAGACGCAATGACTGGAATAAGCTGGTTCGCCATCAAGGTCGCGCCACAGGCCGAATTTCGCGTCCTGCACGCCCTCCACCAAAGGGATAGGCAGGCTATCCTCCCATTCGAAGAACGGGCTGTAGAGCGAAGAAATAGGCCTTCCCTGAAGCGCTGGACCAAATTCCCCCTAATGCCTGGTTATGTGTTTGGTGCATTCCACGGGGCCAAGAGTGCTGCATTCATGGATTTCTGGGCTGAGCGGCAGGCCATAAACGAGGCCTCAGAGGCTTTGGGAAAGGGTTCGCCTGTTATCGGCGTGCTTGGCTTCGGTAATAGACCGGAGGTTATGCGAGCCGATCAAATTGATTTTTTGCAGACGCTATCTCGAGAGAAAGCGGAAGAGGTTGACCTGACGGGCTTCAGGGTCGGACAAAGCGTTGTCATTTACGGCCAGCGCACGACCATCGCGGAGGTCAAGAAGGACGAGGTGCGCGCTTGGATGGACTTTCTCGGAAGCATGCGACTGGTGTCTGTGCAACATTCTTCCGTCCAAGCGGCCTAATTCAGAATTTTAGTGCGTAGAGACGAAATTTTGTTGCGTATGTGGCGAGATTGAGTTAAACGACCATCAGTGCATATGTTGCTTCGAGTCAAAGGGCGGCCAGCCGATAAGCGATATGCCGACTCCTTTGAAAAGCCGCGCTTCGAAGCCGCGGCACCAAATCCCCAATTGCCCCCAAAGCAACCCCATGATCGTTGAGATACGTCGTTTTGTGCAGGTTGGTGCAGATTATTTCAACCACAACCCGCGCCGCAAAGAAGACCTAGATTTTGAACCCATCACTATCGATACGCGATACATCTCTCGTTGCTACAGGGACCCGGTTGGCGAATTCCAAATGACGACCATTTTTATGGTTGACCATCCAACGCCATTTCGAGCGGATGTAACTTATGAGCAGGTAAGGGAGTGGATGCACCAAAGCAACCCCACACAATACACCAGTTCGCTTCGAACCCCAATGGATTAGGGTTTCACGGGGTATATCCGCGTCCATTGGGTGCAGCAGCCCCTGCCTCCCAAAAACCCCGCCCACTTTTAGCGCCACCTCCTCCCTAGGCGCCAACTGGCTGGTTAACCCCAGCCCTTCTTATTCCTGAAAGAGTGACGCCCAGGTCCAGCCGGGGGAGCTAGTACCTGGGCGTGATATACGCGCTACGCAACACCTACGCGACCGAACATCCATAAGATGTACCCAGATTGTGGATAATCAAGGGCGATGGAGCGGAATTTCGACGGCGTTTTCTATTGGCGTATCCCCAAGGGCTTCCGCCAATACTTCTACGGGACAGAGCCCCCGGAAGGCTGGACGCTCATCACAAGGTTCTGCCGGATAGGTAAACGGCCCCTGATCCTATGCCGCAAGGACTGAATGTTTCACGAAAAACAAGGAATGTTTCACGTGACCGAGGACACCAAGATCGTAAACATCATGCGCACCATGGCCGTCATCGAGGTCGCGTCCCGCCGTCTCTCAGCCTATGCCTCAAACCTTCCTGGCCAGGTAAACCCTGAGATCATGAAAGCCCTCTCCGACGAGATCGCAGAGCAGATCAAGGTCTTGATTGGCCAATACGCTGAAGCGGAGAAGGATGCGGCGTGAGGATTAGCCTCGAGGAAATCATAGCGACCACCCGAAAGACGCATCCAAAGGCGTCAGACAGAGAGATTGCGCACGTTCTTGTCGCGGCCCTTGGGGACGACATGACTGCTTCCGTACCAAGCAAAGACGATCGCGCTTATGCCTTGAGGTTTGCCATAGATATCCTAAACGCTGGTGCGCGGCCCATGCGGCCCAACCAATCCGCGTCGTCTATGGGAATATGCGACGTGTTCGACGTGGCCGAGGCCGTCCTGATCTACTTGGAAACAGGCCGCACCGGCATAAGTGCGGACGAAATCGAGATTAAGCAGTTCAGCTAATGCCTTCCAAGTCCAAAGCTCAAGCTAGGCTAATGGCCGCCGCCTCTCACGACCCAAAAGTGGCCAAGAAGGCAGGCATTCCCATGGCTGTCGCCAAGGATTTCAACGAAGCCGATCAAGCCGCAGGCAACCTCAAGAAGTCATCAAAGCTTTCCGATCACGTGAAACACGCGATGCGGAAACACGGGCAGATGATCGAATGAGTAAAAGCCCCGTTACGTTCGCCTGGGTGGATGCACCTCCTTTGACGGAGGAAGAAATCCTTGCGTGGGAAGTGCAAGAGATGGAGCGCAGAGAGCGGCAGCGCCTCTCGATGCGAAGAATAGTTGTCCATCGCAGCGTCCCGGCCGCAGCCCCAAAGCATAAAAGGGTTATCAAGAGCACCAAGCAAAAGGCTGGAAGCTGGCCACTAGACGACCGTTTGCCTGCCGACGTTGCTAGGGAGCAGTATTATTGGGGGCAAATGCGGAGAGTCGCCCGCTTGCGCGAACAAGGCTTGACCTATGCCGAGATCGGTAAATGTATGAATCTGTCGGGCACTCGCATCAGGCAAATTGCTGAAAGAGATCAGCGCGTAGGCAAGAGAGCGTCGCCTGCAGAAAAGTACATGGCGGCGCAGCCCGCGACAACCAAGCGGGAAGCTCAAAAGCTTCTGGCGTTCTTCGCAGGATGCCAAGGCGCCATTGAGCGCAAGGTGTTTCGGGATTGGCTGTATCTGTGAGCCGTCGCTGATGTCCCTTACTCCAAAGCAGGAGGCGTTCTGTTTAGCCTACGTGGAAACTGGCAACGCCAGCGAGGCTTATCGGCGGGCTTATGATGCCCAGAAAATGAAGGACGCCGTCATTCACGTGAAGGCGTCGGAGTTACTGACAAACGGTAAGGTGGCGGTAAGGGTCAAAGAAATACAGGAAGAACACCTTAAGCGTCATAGACTTACCGTTGACGACCTCGTGCGGCAGCTAGAAGAGGTCAGGGCGCTGGCTATCGAGACCAAGGCGCTACCGGCTGCAGTATCTGCGATTATGGGGACCGGAAAGCTGCTTGGCCTTGTGGTTGACCGCAAGGAAGTGGCCGGCGATCCCAACAACCCGCTTCAGGTCCACCAAACCATCGAGATGGTAATTGTCGACCCAAAGGCTAAGAGTTGAATTCCCGCGCGCCTTCGCTCCTCTTCTGCAGCCCGCACGATACAAAGGCGCGTATGGTGGCCGCGGTTCAGGAAAAAGCCACTTCTTTGGCGAGCAGATCATCCTGCGCTGCTACAGGCAGACAACACGCGTCGCCTGTATCCGCGAAGTCCAGAACAGCCTAAAAGAGAGCGTCAAGCAGCTTCTGGTCGACAAGATACAGAAGCTCGGCCTGGGCCAATTCTTCGAGGTCTTGGAAAGCGAAATCAGGGGCAAAAACGGCAGCCTGATCATTTTCCGAGGCATGCAGTCCTATAACGCCGAGACGATCAAAAGCCTTGAGGGCTATGACATCGCCTGGGTGGAAGAGGCGCAGAGCCTATCCGATGTATCGCTTCGGATGCTTCGCCCCACCATCCGCAAGGACAACTCGGAGCTTTGGTTTAGCTGGAACCCGCGCCACGACACCGACGCCGTGGACAAGCTACTTCGCAGCGCGGTTCCGCCAGACGACGCCATCGTCGTTGAAGTCAACTGGCACGACAACCCATGGTTCCCCGAAGTCCTGAAGGCTGAAAAGGATCGGGACTACATCGTCGACCCAGAGATGGCCGAACACGTCTGGGGTGGCGGCTATCAGCTTGTCTCTGAAGGCGCGTTTTACGCCAAATGGTTGGCAGACGCAGAGAAGCAAGGACGCATCGGAGACTTCCCCTATCGCCCAGCATTCCCAGTGATCACCTCATGGGATTTGGGCATGCACGACTATACCGCCATCTGGTTCTTTCAGACGGACGGCGTCTCGGCAACGGCGGTCGACTACTACGAGGTATCTGGCAGCGGCTTTGACGACATCGTTGCCATCTGTATGCCTGAACTGTTCAAGGCACCACCAGAAGACTTCAAATTCGATGGATGGACGTTAAAGCGCTCGCTCGAGATCCTTGGGCGCGATCCTCCATTCAGATACAGCCACCACTTCCTGCCGCATGACGTGAGAGTGAAGGAGCTAGCCGCTGGCGGACGCTCCCGCGTTGAAAGCCTTATCCGTCTTGGCGTCCAGAACATCCGCAAGGGCGTGCCGGCCAAGAATGAGGACCGCATCGAAGCGGTTCGGCGGCTCCTGCCCATCATGAAGTTCAACAAGACGCCGCGGGTTGAATTGGGTCTCAAGCGTCTCAGGCGTTATCGCAGGAAATGGAATGACGCGCTCCAGACCTACACGGACGCGCTACACGACGAAAATTCCCACGGCGCAGATGCGTTTGGTGAATTCGCCATTAACTGCGGCATCTCCCCACCGAAGGAGCCGCCTAAGCCTAAGCCAATTAACGTTCGACTTCCCACCCTTAACGAGATGGTCGCGTATCACGACCGGCATGCCGCCGGCGGCAAAACCAAGAGGATCTAAGTGATGCCCGACCCCAGCGAACGCCCGCAGATGGAAATGCCGCCCGAAGATGCAGAAGAAGGCGGCGCACCTGTCATGTCTCCCGAAGAGGCAATGCAGGTTATTCAGTCGATGAAGATCCCTCCCGACATGTTGCCGCAACTGTCTATGGCGATCGACGTGCTCGAGGACGCAGGCATGCTGCCAGGTGGCGAAATGGGTGAGGCGGCGCCCCAGCGCGGGCACCTCGACGCAGCTATTGACGCTGCAAAAGCCAAGGTCATGGGCGGTGATCAAGCCGCCCCGTACTAACGGAGAACTCTGCTATGGCCTCTTCCTGCTCCATCTACAAGCACGGCATTTTGCTGGGCACTGGTTCGTGTGCTGCCTCGTCGGCATCCATCACCAGCTTCACGGCCACGACGGGCGCCCCCGCGCTCGTAAAGGGCAAGAACGTGCAAGTCACCGTCACGCAGGCCGGCACCAATGTCGGCCGCACCTGGCGCACGCGTGTCGTTTCAAACAGCGCCGGCACTGTCACCGTGACTGACGCGTGCCCGTTTGTTGGCGCCTGATGAAGTCTAGCAACTCCAGCCTCTCCAACGACGCGCTGCGCCTAATGACAGCGCTCGCAGAGAGGCATGGGTTGCGCGGTGCGGTGCTTGTGTTGATGGACGCAGACGGCGCGGTGAGCGTGGTCGACACGTCCGCTAGCTCTCCATTGGCCGATGTTGATGCGATTTGCAACGTTGCGTCGCTTATCCAACACGCCATCCCGCGCAGCATGGCTGGCGCAGCCAACCCCGAACTAGAAGCCTTGGCGTTGAAAAACGCAACAAAGGCAACGGTGCAATAGATGACCGAGACAGTCCTTACCGATGGACGGCCGATCGTCGAGCAGCGGGAAACGCGCGCCGCAGCCGACAGCCAGCCAGAGCATGCCAAGTTCTGGCTGCAGGAGCTTGAGGCTGCAGGCAAGAGGGATGAACATTGGATCAAGCGGGCTCGCTCTGTCGTCAAGCGATATCGGGATGAGCGTGAATTCGACAACGCAGCCCGCGAAGAGCGCCGCACCAACATCCTCTGGAGCAATACAGACCTTCTCAAGTCCGCTCTGTTCCAGGGGATCGGAAGCCCGGACGTTCGCCGCCGCTTCCCTAAGCGCGGCCAAGACGAGAAGGTGACGAAGCAGGCCGCTCTGGTCATGGAGCGCGCTGGCAGTTACATCAACGACAGCTACGACTGCGAAGGCCAGATCGCTGCCGCCGTCGAGGACATGGTGTTGCCAGGTCGTGGGCAATGCTGGGTAGTCTATGACGCCGACGTGCGGACAGACCCAGAGACCGGAGAGGAAGAGATTATCGCCCAGAGCGTGCGCGATGAGCATGTCTATTGGGAAGATTACCGCACCAGTTCCGGCCGCAAAGAAACGGACATCTGGTGGAAGGCGCGTTGCCACTACTATAGCCGCGACGAACTGCGGAAGTATTTCGAGGAACACGCCGACCGCGTGCCTCTAACCGCGCAGCTTGTCGACACCACCAAGGACAATTCCCGCGACGAGGATGACACCTTCAAGCGCTCCAAGGTATGGGAAATCTGGGACAAGACCAAGAAGCAGCGCGTCTGGGTGGCCGAAGGCTATGAACTCGTCCTGAAGAAAGAAGAAGACCCCTACAAGCTTCAGGGCTTTTTTCCGTGCCCCGAGGCTCTGTATGGCGTCAAGACCACCTCGACGCTGGTGCCAATCCCTGAGTTCACGCTGTATCAGGACCAGGCGGCAGAGCTTGACATCATCGCCACGCGCCTTTGCTTCCTTGTCGAAGCCCTGAAGCGCCGCGGCGTCTATGATTCATCGCTCGAAGGCGCGGATAACCAGCTATCTCAGCTCGCCTTGGCCGGTGACAATCAATTCGTTCCTTACAAGGGTTTGGCCGGGCTGATGGAGAAGGGCGGCCTAAAGGCCGTTTTCCAGACCGAAGACCTGGCCCCGCTCGTCACAGCCATTGAAGGTCTTTACAAGCGCGCCACCTTCCTCGTGCAATCAATCTACGAGGTGACGGGCATCTCGGACGTGCTGCGTGGCTCGTCAAATGCCTCAGAGACGGCAACCGCCCAGCAGATCAAGGCCAACTTCGGCTCTATGCGCCTCAAGGCGCGGCAGAAGATGGTGCAGCGTTTCATTCGCTCGCTCCTGCGCATCAAGACTGAGATCATCGCAGAGCACTTCACCCGCGAACAACTTCAAGAGATGGTCGGCCTCGACATGCCGCTGGCGGCAGAGCAGGCCCAAGCCAAGCAGCAGCTTGCCGCCATGCAGCAGCAGGCGCAGATGGCCCAGCAGTCTGGCCAGCCGCCACAAATCGACCCGGAAGCCATCAAGAAGTTGCAGGACGTTGCCAACGCCCCAACATGGGAAGAGGTGTCTAGTATCCTTCGCTCAGACGCACGCCGCGCCTATAAGGTGGACGTAGAGACGGACCAGACGGCCCAAGTCGACGAACAGCAGGAAAAGCAGGACCGCATCGAGTTCATGAGCACCATCATGGCTCAGATGGAGAAGATGCTTCCTGTCGCCATGCAGTTCCCTGCCATGCGGCCCCTAATCAAAGAAACAGTCATGTTTTCCGTGAAAGCGTTCAGGGCTGGGCGTCCGCTCGAGGAAGCTTTTGACGAAGCCTTTACGGCGCTTGAGAAGCTTCCACCTCCGCAGCAGCAAGGTGATCCCGTCGCAGAGGCCAAGGCCGAAGAGATCAAGGCCAAAACCCAAGCCACGATCCAAGGCGCCAAGCTTGAAGCCCAAGTCAAGCAGCTTGAGGCTCAGACAAAACAGCACGGCGCCCAGCTCGACTTCGCGGCAAAGGTTGTCGACCTCCAAGCCAAGAAAGCCGAAAGCCAGCACAAGCAGGAACTGGCCAAGATGCAGGCCGGCTTGCAATTGCGCCGCGATGCCCACGCCTTTGGCCGTGAGGTTGAGAAGGCGGAAATGGAACGGGCGATGGACGACGCCAACGCGCGTCTCGCCGCCCACAGCAACGAAATCGAAGCCGCTTCTGCTCTTGAAGAGTTAGAGGCAAAACGCGCCAAGCGATTGGGAGCCTTCTGATCATGCCCGTAAATCCGGTCACAGCTTATTTTGGCGATGTCGCCTATGAGACCATTGCAGCCTCGCAAAGCGATCAGGTCATGGGGGCAACAGGTGCAGCAGGCGACTATCTTGCCGGCATCCTGATCGTTCCCGGCACCACTGCAGCGGGCGCTGTCTCAATCAAGGACGGCAGCGGAAGCAGCATCAGCATCTTTGCTGGCGGCGGCACCACAGCACTCTCTAGCCTGATCCCGTTCTATGTGCCGATCGGGGCTCGAAGCCTATCGGGGGCGTGGAAGGTGACAACCGGCGCCAACGTTACGGCCATTGCTTTCGGAACGTTTGCCTAATGCTGTTTGATCCGCGCCTTCGTGGGTTGAATTTTGCGGCATTGGCCGGTGGCACTCCTGCGTGGGTGCTCACTGCTGGGGCCGTTCCTGCGTCCCTCGACATAGATTTCGTCAATGACCTTGCCTACAATTCCTCAACCACAACCATCGCTTCCCTTCTCGCTTGTACCCGCGCAGCGCCAGCAACAACGTACTACACCAATGCAGATGGGACGCTGACGGGATTTGCAACTAATACGCTTAGGAATGGGAACAATGGCTTGTTGGTGGAGGAAAGCAGGACGAACCTTTGCCTTCGTAGTCAAGATTTTAGCAATGCAGCGTGGGCTGTGTTTGGTGCAGGCTGTTCAAAAACAGGCGCATCTGCATCACTTGCGCCAGATGGAACGGCGACGGCCTATGAAGTTGCTCTTGGGACGGACGGCGGTGCGATTGGCGCGGCCGGAGCGGTTTATCAAAGCATTTCCGTAACCAGCGGAACTACATACACGGGAAGCGTTTATGTTCGCGCAAAGACCGGAACAACGTCATGTCGCATTTCTGTTTCCAGTGGCGGAATTGACGGTAGCGCCGACGTATCTCTGACAACGACGTGGCAACGCATCACCGTAACACACACCGCGACTGCAACGGTGACTGGTAACATAGCGATCAGAAATAACGTCGCGGGCAACTCAGGAAGCATTCTGGTCTGGGGCGCCCAGCTTGAAGCCGGTTCCTTCGCCACGTCTTACATCCCTACGACAAGTGGGTCACAGGCGAGAAGTGCGGATGCGGTGAGCTTCAACACCGTATCTTGGCTAGGTGCCGCAGCAAATACCTATTTTCTTGAAGCCAATCCTGCGACTTTGCCTGGAAGCGGGAGCCGGTATTTTGCAATTGCCAATGTCGGCGCTACAGAGCGCCCAATGGATGTTAGCGATAGCAGCGGTGGCGTAGTCCGCGCGACACCGCAAACAGGTGGAGCTACACAGGCAACGCTAGATAGATCGACAGTCAATGTGGGCTCAGCCTTCAAGTACGCTGTTGCGTTTGACACTAACGATGTCGCATCTGTCTTGAATGGTAGTACAGCAACAACTGACAACGTGGCTACACTTGCAAGCACAAGTGGTGTCAGCGCCAATATCGGCAGTTTTCCTTCTCTGGGCTTATATCAAAGTGGTTACTATCGCCGCTTTGCGGTTTGGAATTCCCGCGTCTCCAACGCCAACCTCCAGACCCTCACCTCTTACGTCCTCACCGACTCCACCCTTGATATAGATTTCACGGCGAATACCGCCTACACCCGTTCCTATCTTGGGCAGTCGACAAGATCGTCTGTCTCTATCGCCTCTCTCCTGACCTGCACAAGAGCAGCCCCAGCAACGACGTACTACACGACGTCGACAGGAAGCCTGATCTCGTTCGGCGCCAATACCCTGAGGTACGGGGATAACGGGCTGCTGGTGGAAGAGAGCCGGGCCAACCTCGCACTGCGTTCGCAAGAATTCGACAACGGGGCATGGTCGACCACACGGTGCTCTGTATCTCCCAATACGGCTACAGCTCCAGACGGAACGCTGACCGCAGACACGCTCATAGAAGATAACACGAACAACTTCCGTCAGTTCTACAGTACGTCAGCGATCACCCTTTCGGCGGCTGCATACACGTGGTCAATCTACGTCAAGCCGAATGGCCGCACGTGGTTTGTCATCAATGCCTTCAACAGCACTGATGGCAACAAGAAGACGTTCTTCAATCTCTCAGGTTCTGGTTCTGTCGGGACCAGTGCTGCCGGCAATACGGCTACCATCACAGCGCTGGCTAATGGTTGGTACAGGTGCTCCGTTACGCGCACGCCTGGAGGCGCGTATAGCGGTTACTTTGAGATCGAACACGCCAGCGCAGACAATACGTCATCGTATCAGGGCGATGGGGCGTCAGGATATTACATTTGGGGCGCTCAACTTGAACTCGGAGCCTTCGCCACGAGTTACATCCCGACCACAACAGGGTCTGTGACGAGGAATGCGGATAATATCAGCATCACCAGTCCGACTGCGATTAACAACGCTGCGACGGGCACGTTCTATGTTCAGGCGCAATCCGCGACCATAGACGCAGCTTGGCTGTCGGCAACGCCACGCATAATCGCTGCAAACGGCTTTAGATCATTCGTGAACTTCACGACATCGCAGAGGATTGCAACATACAACGCCTCTGTGAACATCAACCACAGCCTCGCAAACCCAGCGACAACTTCATTTAAGGCGGCCAACGCCTATTCGTCTTCGGCCCGCTCGCTGACCTCGACAGGCGGAACGCTTGTGTCGGATGCGAACGGCTTCAGCGGATTGACGAATATCTATCTCGGCGGTGACGCGGGTTCGTCTTCCTATATGTGCGGCTACATCCCGCGGGTCACCTTCCTGCCCACAAAGGTTGGAGACACCAATCTGCAAACGCTAGTGACGTGAGGCATCCGTGAGTGACACCATCATAGCCCACCTTCTCCACTTCGCCTCAGAGGCAGATGCCTTCACGGCTCTTGAAGGCATGGAATTCACCGGCTGGCGCGGGCAACCATTGTCCATCGTCCACCACAACGGCGAGACGCCTACGTGGGATCAATCATTCGTCGTCGCCAATCAGACCATCACGACCTCACCCGCTGTATGGGATCGCACAGACCCAGACAATCCGGTGCTGGTGTCTCCCGCGGTAACAGAGCCGGGATTTACCCTCACCGTCTATCTCCCAGCGCTGGCGGCAGACCTACAGGCTCACGCTCTTATCATCTACGACCAGACGGCAAGGAACATGCTCTACCGCAATGCGCCTGTTTCGACGGCAACCGTGAGCCCCATGTTTGCTGATCTCGAATATCCATTCGGAGGATAAGGATGCGCACACGCATCTTTTACGACCACGTCACAGGTGCGCGCGTAGAGGTAAGGGACGACAACTACGTCCCAAGAGCGCGTCGCGCCCACAACATTCTTCCCGACATCGACCGTGCATACAACGGGGGCTTTCAGTCTCCCATCAACGGCGAATTCATCACCTCCCGCAGTCAACTCCGAGCGCACGAGCAGCGTTTCGGGGTGCGCCAAGCGGGCGATTTCCGCAAAGGCGAAATCATCGGAGGTGAGCAAAGACGCGTAGAGCGTATCCGTGAAAAGGGTAGAGGAGCATCATTCAGATGGACGTAAGTTCCCAAGCCGGCAGTGGCCAGTCATCTGGCAATACGGGCAGCGGAATGGGCTTGTCGGATGCGATTAGCGCGGCGGTTGCGGCAACGACAGGTGGTAATGAGGTTCAGAAGCAAGACGACGATGTCGAGGCGCTCCTTGAACCAGGCGTTCAGCAAACGGCCGAAGATCAGCGCAGCAGTGAAGATGCCAAAGCCGGCGACGCAGTAGAGGAAGGCCAAAAGCCAGAGGACAAACCTCAGACTTTCGACCCACCCCAACACTGGCCAGAAGCCGACAAAAAGGCGTTCAGTGCGCTCCCTCCAGATGCTCAGTCAATCATCAAACGATTGGCTAAGGATCTTGAGGGTGGCTTCACGCGCAGATCTCAGGAGCTAAGCGATAAGGCCAAAATGGCCGACGCTGTTCGTTCCATCATAGACGACACCACACGCCAGCAAATGGCTGCGACTGGACTGAATGAACTGCAATACTTGCAGTACCTTCACCAGATCCAGCAATTCGCCGCTCGTGACAAAGTCGGCTATGCAAAATGGGCGTTTCAGCAACTCGGCATCAAGCCCGAAGATCTTGGCTTCCGCGCAAATCAGCCGGACACGCAGGAAAACCCCGAGCAAAGCCTCGAAGCCCTTCTGTCCGATCCCAAGGTGAAGCTGCTCGAAGAACGTCTTGCGCAATTCGAGGCGAAGCTATCTGAAAGGGAAAAGGCTGAGCTTTGGGCTCGCCAGTCCGCACAGGCACAGCAGGAAAGGGCTCTGGTTAACCAGATCCAGACCTTTCGTGCCCAACAGGACGACAACGGCCAGCTCAAATTCCCGCACTTCGACAAGCTGCAGCGACAGATGGGTGAGATCATGAACTCTTACCCCGAAATCGCTCAGATGCCAGAAGGCCAGGACAAACTCGCAGCGGCCTACGAAGCCGCCATGTGGGCGCATCCTGAACTTCGCTCGTCTCAACTCGAGATCGAGAGAAAAATGGCAGTCGCAAAGGCGGAAAAAGCTCGTGAAGCAGATCGCGCAAAACGGGTTACGGCTGTGAAGCCCGCAACGTCCGTGGCAACGCAATCAGCAAAACCCAAATCCCTCGACGACATCATTCGCGACGCAATGGCGCAGCACGGATAATTCGGGCCTTAAGAGAAAGGCAACACGGCTATGGCCGCGCCGAACACCAGTTATTCCGAAATCCTGACTACGACCATCGACAACTACCGGTCAAAGCTGGCGGACAACGTTCTCACGAACAACGTTCTTCTGCTTTACCTCAAGAACAACGGCAACACCGATCCGGCGACGGGTGGCGTGAAGCTGTTGGAGAACCTCAAGTACGCAGAAAATGGCACGTTAAATCTTTAGGACGTGGATAAATCACCTCTGATTGACTTGGAAGCCCTGGCGAGGGTGACAAGGCGGAAGGGCCACCCAGCCCGCCGTGAACGACTGAGCGAGGTGACCCGAAAGGGATGCGACAGTCTGCTCTCTGGTTATGACGCTTTCTTGTGAAGCCAGAGAGGGAGACCCGAAGAGGTTTCCCCGCCATCCGGTTGATGGTCAGTAGCGGTGGAGTCCGCGAAAGTAACAGCTTGCTCTTGGTACTCCGGGTTGTGATCAGCCCCTTTGTTATCCAGCATCGCTAACACGAGAGGACGATCTATAAAGCGCATCTTCCAAAGGTTACACTTGCGGCACAGCGTTTGGGCATTCGCCCTTCGGTTCGTGCCGCCAGCCATTACCGGGAAGATGTGGTCAAGAACCAAGTCTTCGGTGGCATCACACCACTTGCAAGATTTTTCGCCCCACTCCTTATGTTGCATTGGAGTGAAGCGGACACGATGGCGCGGCTCTTTGTTGAAGAACTTTGAGAGCTTAACTTCCGTGCCCTTGGCGACAGCCGCAAGTCTCTTGTCTCTGTTGTTTGCCCAGTCAGCTTTGACAGCCGCTGAGATCTTTTCTCTGGCTTCCTTGCTGGCAACGTAAGTGCCCTTGAGCGGGCCATACTTGGCGGCTCCAGGCGGGCGAGGCGGACGAGAACGACGCATCTTCTTGATGTGCTCCTTGACTTCGGATGAATGGTTCTTTCCCCAAAACGGGTTCTTCTCCCCCATGGCCGATGCGCTAATGCATTGGCGCTTGCCGCAGGTCTTCGTGATCCCGCGGCGCACATGGGATGGTCTTCGATAGAAGGTTTCAGAGCAGTACTGACATACGAAGTACTGACCTTTGAGCTTTCTCTTGGCCATGGCGATCCTGAGTAACAACAGCAAATCGGGTTAATTCGGTGGAACGCTCACTATACCAAATGAGGGGTTTCTGAGCCAATACCGAGCCAAGCCACAAACGTAGAAATCCTCTGGATTTTCAGGGTTGTGGAAGGTGTAACGACTAGGCGGTGACGAAAGAATAACCCGCCCACGAATGCCCGACGCGAAAGCGATGATATAGTCTGGACTGCATGGCGACATGCAGAAGCTAGTCATAAACAGGCTAGCGATAACACATCGATGAATACCTCAGTGTCGAAGCTTCCGACGTTCTGACGACGGCAAACTTCGATTGGAAGCAGGCCAACTGCAACGTCACGATGAGTGGCCTTGAGGAAGTGCAGAACTCCGGTGCGGAGGCCATGCACAACCTCATCAAAGCCCGCATCGAGGTCGCAGAGGCCACTCTGCAGAACAACATTTCGGCTTCTCTGTTCTACTCCAACACGGAGCAGGGCGGTAAGGCGATCGGTGGTCTGCAGCACCTTCTTGCCGATCTTCCGACCTCTGGCACGGTTGGCGGCATCGATCGCAGCAGCAATACTTGGTGGCGCAACCAGTATTACGACTTCAGCGACAACAGCGTGACGGCATCGTCGACGACGATCCAGCATGCAATGAACGTGATCTATCTCCGTGCAGAACGCGGAACGGAACACGTTGACCTCGTGGTAGCCGGTGAAAACTATTTCACCTACTTCGAGGAAAGCCTGCAAGCCCAGCAGCGCTTCATGGATGCCAACGAAAAGGCAGTCGGTGGTTTCCGTGGCTACAAGTACAAGGGCGCGACGGTCTTCTATGACCCGAACTGCAACACCAATCGTATGTATATGATTAATTCGAAGTATCTGCATTTCCGTCCAGCGAAATCGCGGAACTTCGTGGTGTTGAAAGACAAGGTCGCCGTCAACCAGGATGCGACTGTTACGCCGCTGTATTGGATGGGCAACCTGACCATCAGCAATGCGGCTCGTCACGGCGTCATCGTCGCGTAATCAGCCGAGAGAAAGGAGACAACTATCATGGCACTTACTGTCGGCACCTGGCGTCACATTGATCCGCGTCTTGGGGCTCAGCCCATCACGGATCGGTCGACGACCGCACTGCATACGCTTGGCGTTATCGTCCAGGCAAAGGACATCGGCACCACCGCTTACGGCGTTGGTGAGTTCCAGTACGTCAAGGGCGTCGCCTCTTGCGCAGCCAAGGATTGGGTTGGCATTCCCGCCGACAACTTCACGCTTGTTCGTGCGGTTCAAAACGGAAACTACCCTGTCGGCGTAGCAATGGCGGCACTCACAGCGAGCTACTACGGATGGGTCCAGATCAATGGCAAGGCTATCGGCAACTGCCTCACGTCGTTCGCCGACAATGGATACGTCTATCTGACGAACACTGCTGGCAGTGTCGACGACGCTTCCGTGGCTGGTGACTGGATTTCCGGTGCTGTTGGCGCCTCGAGCGCCGTGGTTGGCGATCTGCACGCTGAGTTCGAGCTTTCCCGTCCGTTCGCGGGACAGCGCGTGTCGATCGCTGGCTAACGCTCATTGGCGAGGCGCCGAAGCGCCTCGCCTCTGTGTGCTAGTATGTGGAACCGCTTTAGGAGGTTCTCATGGAGACGATCGTGCTTTTTCATTCCCGCGGAGACGAGCCCTGTCAAGGCGTGGCGTTCACGTATAACGGGCCGATTGAAACCGGGGAGACGGCCTTGGCCAAGAATGTAGTTATGCCAGATGGGTCCACGCCAATTGATGGTGACGACATCCGTTGCGGCTCATGCGGCAAGCTTGTGGATCTCAGCGACGTAGCTCCGAAAGAAGGGTTCTCTTGGGAGAAATGATCCAGACTGACACAGTTCATTTCAACGGCCAGTCGCTGAAGGTGGAACTTCGTCCACCGATCTCGACGGAAGAAATGCTGTCAAACATGCAGTCCGCATTGAAGCGAGGACTGCGGGAAATTGGGTTCTGCAAGGTTCATGAGCATCCGCTGTCCATCGCGGCCGGTGGGCCTTCGCTTTCTGAGACCTATCCAGATCTGGTTGGCTATGTGGCCGCTGCGAACGGAAGCCTGAAGTGGCTGCTTGACCGAGACATCGTTCCGCATTGGTGCGGCGTCATGGATGCTAATGCGCACATGACGGATATTGTGGTTGCTGACAAGCGCGTCATCTATATCGTGGCCTCGAACTGCCACCCGTCCTTGTTCGACAAGCTTTTGGGTGAGGGCTGCGATGTGCGCCTGTTCCACCCAACACCGGACAACATCGGCGCAAAGAATGGCGAAATTACCTTCGACGCAACGGGGTTCAACATCCTGGGCGAGCACTTCCCCGGCAAGATGATGATCGGCGGCGGCACGTCAATCGCGCTGCGCTTGCTGCATATCGGATACGTGCTGGGGTTCAGAAAGTTTCATCTGTTCGGGTCGGATGCGTCCTTCAAAGGCACCGAGACACATGCCTATTGGGATCGGCGCTGGGGACAGTGGGCGGACGGCAGTTCGATCGAGGTCAACGGCTATCGCACCAGCTTGAACTTCCTGCAGCATGTGACGAGCTTTGCCAACGTGCTGACGGACTTCCAAAGCGGGAAGTACGATCCCATAGAGATCGAGATGCACGGTGATGGGCTGATGCAAGCCTGTTATCGACATTGGCAGGAACACAAGGACACGATGTCGCCTGCAGAGGCTTTCCAATGCTGGTGATCCTTTGCTGAACGTGAGCATGCAGGTTACGGCCGGAGCGATGCGTGGCCATGCTGATGCATTGCTCAGAGCGGCGTTCATTCTCGAGCGCATGCCATATGGGCCGATTGTCGGGGCAGAGGTTGGGGTGTTTACCGGACGCGTATCGAAGGCGCTTCTGGGGCATCCAAAGCTGACGCTATTCATGGTCGATAGCTGGGAAGGCGACGGGGTTGCCTACCAAGGTAAAGACGACTGGCACGCGCAGTTGCTGCAAGAGACGCAAGATAAGTTCGCGCATGTTGCTGAGATCAGCACGGCTTTCGCTAATGAACGGCGCACGATCATCAGAAAGCGCTCTGTTGATGCGGCCAAGGACATCGCTGACAGATCACTGGACTTCGTTTTCCTCGACGCAGATCACTCAGAGGCGGGTTTGACGGCAGACTTGGACGCTTGGCTTCCAAAGGTAAAGGCTGGCGGTCTGATCTGCGGCCATGACTACGACAACCCGAAGTTTCCCGGTGTGCGCAAGGTGGTCGATCGCGTCTTTGGAACAGTTGAAAGCGATCCGGCTTTGATGATGTGGGGTGTCCGTTGCTGAAGGGCAGAATAGACACCGGCATTCTTCAACACGAAGGTGATTGGCCAGGGATTTTCATTCGCGGGGACGAGGCAATGTCTCTCGCTGCGTTGATCAAGCAGGCGCTCTCTCACATTCCTAATCCACCGACGCATCCGGCAGACATCAGTGCCTATTATCAGCTTCCGAAGTGGGTTGCGCTTCTCAATAGCTGTTACGTCGAGCCTTCGTGCTAGTCGCCTGCGTCAAGGTCGGGAAGAAGTACGACGACAGATATGTGCAGCGGCTCAAGAACGGCGTTGCCAGACACCTTCACGTCCCTCACGACTTTGTCTGCTTTACTGATGCGCGGGTTGACGGTGTTGCGTGTGAACCGATTGGCGTTCCTCTTCCGGGCTGGTGGTCAAAGCTTTGGCTGTTTCAACTTGGTATTCCTCTGACCTACTTCGACCTCGATACGCTCATCGTGGGCGACTTGCAGAGGCTGGCAGACTGGGAAGGTTTCGGCATCCTGCGTGATCCTTCTGGGTGCCTTGGCTCCGGCATCATGAAACTGATCGGCAATGAGTGTCACGTCTGGGAAAGTTTTACGCCGAACGTCATGACGCGGCTTCGTGGTGATCAGGATTGGATCACCGAATGCATGCCGGACGCTCCGACGTTTCCAAAAGGCTGGTTCCCTTCGTTCAAGCTGGACAACTGCGTAAATGGGCCGCCTGAAGGTGCGATGGCGCTCAACTTCCACGGTATCCCAAAGATGCACCAAATCACGTCCGGCTGGGTGCCGGACCTCTGGAAGTGACAACAACCAAACGAGGTAAAGCATGATGATGCACGACAAGTGGTTCCCCGCAACTGACAGCCAGCAGGTTGTTGGTCGCGTTATCGAGGTGCCCAAGGTGCACCCCAAGATGAGCAAGGAAGAGGGACGGGAAGTGACCTTCCTTGTGCCGGTAATGGAAGCGCGCGTGGCAGGATCGCAGGACGTTTCCCATCAGCAGCTCAAGGAATTCAACCGCGAGGAAATCTGCAGGCGTTTCCCCGGTGCCTGGGAATACTACATGAAGTCGAAGGGCGAGGCCCTGCACGTCGAGCCGGTTCGTCAGGTTGGCACCTCCATTGACGAGATCGACTTTATTCCTCGAGCCAAGATCACATGGCTCAAGACAATCGGCTTCTCGTCTGTCGAGCAGCTTGCCGAGATGACGGACGCTCAGACGCAGCAGCTTGGTACGGGTTCAAAGCTTTGGCGCAAGAAAGCCAAGGAATTCCTGGCAACCGGCGCAAAGAAGGCGCACTAAATGTCAAATCTTGCATTGATGCTAACGCAGACGCGCGGGTCGGAAAGTTCCGACGTGGCAAAGTTTGTCATGGTGCTGATGCACTCGCGCACAAGCGCGCATCTGATGCACCTCCAGACCAAGAGCTACGCCCAGCACATGGCGCTTGGCTCGTTCTATGATGGGATCGGGGATCTCGTTGACAGCTTCGTGGAAGCCTATCAGGGCATCCACGGCGTCATCGACAGTTACCCGTCTGGCTACACGGTCCCAAGCAAAGAGCCGGTGACGGAGCTTCAGTCTCTCAGCGATACCGTCAAGTCCATGCGCAAGGGGCTGGTCACGGAAAGCCAGCTTCAGAACATCATCGACGAAATCGCGCAGCTTATCGACTCCACCCTCTACAAGCTGAAGAACTTGAAATAGGCGGCTTCAATGGCTGACGAACTGACCACGGCGGATATTCTCAAGCGCATGGCGCTCGAAGGTGGGCCACCCAAGGCTCCTTGGCGTGGTCCGGGCGAGCGTCCTATGCCGGGACCGAACGAACCAGACAACATGCCCAAGTGGTATCGGGACGTTCAGCCGTATCCCGTCAACATCCCTGCAGCCATTGAAGGTCTGGGCGCCACGGCCGGCATGACGGCAGGGCCTGCTGGAGCCATCACCAGCGGCCTTCGCTACGGAGGCGACCTAGCTAAGTCCGCAGCCAATTCGCCTCTGGGCGCCGCTCTTTTGGGCGGTCTGGGCCTATCCATGGCTGGGGCGTCGGATACCAACTCGCAGGAACTCAAGCCGCTGGATCGGCTGATTGAGCAGCAGAAAATGCTGCTAGATGCACGATCCAAAGCGCAGGCCGGGTTAGATGCGCAACTCAACGGGAAGAAAGGAGCGACGGCGGGAGAGGGACCAAAGTCTAAGGCTTTTCAGAAAGACATAGACACGATTGACGCGCAGCTTGCCGACCTTCGTGGCATGATCAGGGACGAGCAGCGCCGCGATGGTGATCGCGAGAAGGCGAGGCTCCGCAAGGAATGGGAAAGCTCAGCCGAAGGCAAGGCGGCGCTGGCTAAAGAGCGGGCTGGAATGCCGACGCGGGAACGTCTGTGGGGTGATTACCAAGACATGGCCATGCCCGCAGCATTTGCCGCAGGAACGACCATTTCGGGACTTCTGACCAAGCGCAGTAACAATATCGCCCAGCATGCCATTGACAGATACATGGCTGCGCAGAGGGCTGGTGATCCGGCCATGATGGCGCTGGCGCAGAAGGCTGTTCAGAACAGCCAAAATCCAGGCGTGGGAACGCAGATCGGCAAGGTGTTCAGCGCTGGCCTACCTGTCGAAATGCGCGGTTATGAACTGCTGAACGATCTGCACAAAGATCCAGAGAGCAAGGCATTCAAGGACGCCAACGCACTCATTCACGACCCGATGCGGCTTGGCGTTGAAGGCGGCAGCGCATTGGCGACCGCGCTCACGGCTTACGGCCTTGGGTCTAAGCTCCCACGACCCGCCGATAAAGATTTGGGAAAAGCGATTGCAGAGCCAAACCCATACGCGAAGGCCGAAGAACTAGCGACGAACTACAAAAAGGCTCTCGACGCTGGGGTCGACCTAAAGAATGCGCATCCTGGCGCATTCTCTGCTCAGCCGATGCCGCCCGAAGCTCAGCCTGGTATGCTATCTCAACTGCTGCGAAGACTTGTGGGGAAAGGTGAGCCCGCGCCCACGCCCACTGCTGCGCCTCCGACAGCCGCTCAAAATCCTCCGGCGCCTCCGGCAAATCCTGCGCCAGCGCCCGCAGCGCCTGCCAATCCACCGAACCCTGCTGCTGCATCTCCAAGCCTCCTAGACAAGATCACTCCCGACAAAAACGGCGTCCTTTACTGGAACAAAGGGCATGGTCGCGTCCGCGGTTCCCGTAAACTAACACTAGAAGAGCGCGCTTTGTACGATGAATTGCAGAAACTCAAGAACGGCGCGTCTCCCTAACCTTTCCCGCCTTTGGTCACAACCCAAAGCACCAACACGATCGCTGCAAACAAGCCCACCTGCCTGAGTATTATAAGAGAAGTGCCCTTAGGGTCTTTCTTGATGCCGTCGCGCGTTGCCTTGGCAACATCAAACCAAAACCACAGCCCGACGCCTATGGCCACAAAGCCATAGAGCCACCATAGGCCACTAGCGAGCGCGTCAACCATATGGCAACCAGTCTCCTGACCATCTGCACGGACGCGCTCAGTGAAATGAGCGGGTTTGAATTGCCGTCTTCCTTCTACGGAAACGGCAACCTGACCGCAAGGCAATGCGTGTCCTTGGTCACAAGAGAGGGGAGAACGCTGGCTCGGGAGTTCAGGTGGAACGAACTCATCAGCGAATACACGTTCACAACGTCCAACGGTACGTCAACGTACAGTCTTCCAACGGACTTCATCGCATTCGCGAACATGAGCCAGTGGGACCGCACCAACCGCTGGAGGATGTCGGGGCCGACGCCATCCATCATCTGGCAGTGGCTGAATTCCGGGTTCGTGGTCAATGCCACTCGCAGGCGCTGGTTCGCCATTCGCGGCAATCAGTTCATGATCTATCCGACGCCATCAAGCACGGACACGATCGCTTTCGACTACTACAGCAAGAACTGGATCACCCGGCAATCCGACAGCGTGAACACCAACACGTTCGCGTCGGATAACGACACGGTACGGATTGATGCAGACCTTCTGACGTTGGGTCTCAAGTGGCGGTTCTTGCAAGCCAAGGGCATGCCATACGAGCCGGAATATAAGGAATATGAGTCCATCAAGCAGGAGGTTCTTGCCGACAACGCAGGCAAGGGCGTGATCGACCTTAACTCGAACCGCAGGCACATCATCCCGGGAGGTTCGCTCCCGGAGACGGGCTACGGTCAGTAAGTCTCTGCGAACTCGCCGCGCAGCACAAGAGCCGCGGCCTTCCATGCCTCATGAGCCTCTTCGGCGGTGTCGTATACGCCAATATGGCGCTTCCTTCCGTTGACGCTAATGGATGCCTGAAATTTGTTCCATTGGGTCTTGGTCACGCCGCGATAGCCGCTCTTTGGCTTCCGGTACTCCTTTCGAGCGGCCATGTTTTGGCTTCTTGTGGCGAGACGCAGGTTGCAAGGCCGGTTATCTGAGCGGTCGCCGTTGATGTGGTCAATCTCTTTTGGCCACTGGCCATGGATGTAGAACCAGACGACGTGGGCATAATTGTACTGCCGCCAGTTCAAGCAGATACGGTAATAACCGTCGCCTTTGTTCAGAGGGGTTGCAATGGTGCCGGCCTTGAACCGTGCGCCCTTCGTAATAAGCCTCGTGAATAGGCCGGTTTCATAGTCGAGAGAAAGCCAAGTCCGCACTTGTTCGTGTGTAACTCTGTCCGTCATATCAAATCTCCGCGCAAGCCAGTAAGTATATCACATCGCAAGGCAAAATCAGCCAAATGGCTTTGCTTATCCGCAACAAAAGAATGCCGCAGTTTAAGATGCGCCCGACGCAGTTCGAGCAGGGCAAGTCCCTGTCGCTGCCTGCGCCGTATGGCGGCATCAATCTGCGGTCAGACATCACGGCCTTGCAGCCGAATGAAGCGCGTATTCTGGAAAACTTCTTTCCGGGTTCTGGCGATGTGACGCTGCGCAAGGGTAAGACCTCGCACGGAACGGGCATGGGCTCCGGTGAGGTTAAGACGCTAGCGGCCTATGTGGGGTATTCAGCTAGCAAGCTTCTGGCGGGCGCCAATGGCAAGATTTACGACTGCACGTCGGCAGGCGCCGCAACGCAGAAAGCGACGGGCTTCGCTGACGATCGCTGGCAGACGGCGCTGTATTCGGATCGCCTGTTTTTCGTGAATGGGACCGATACGCCGCAAGTTTATGATGGCTCGACGGTGGGTGCGATTGCGTGGGCAGGATCTGGCCTTACCAATACGAACCTGATCAACATTGCCCTTATTCGTAATCGTCTCTGGTTCTGTGAAAAGGACAAGGCTCACGTCTGGTATGGGGCTGTGGGGCAGATCACGGCAGCCTCCAACCTAACTAAATTCCAACTGGATCAGGTGGCCAGTGGTGGCTACTGCATGGCGGCTGGGTCATGGTCTCGAGATGCCGGCGACGGCGCCGATGACATGACCGTATTCGTCATGTCGACGGGTGAGATCATTATCTATCAGGGCGACCCTGGTTCTACTTTCTCCCTGATCGGCAAATACAAGACCGCGGCCCCTCCGATCGGGCGCCAATGCCTGTTCAACGTGGGTGGCGAGCTGGTGGTGATAACCACGTTAGGCTTGCTGCCGGTTTCCGCTGCCGTGGGCGGCGTAGCAATGGATCTGGCAAGGATCGACCCTTGGGGCAAGGTGGCCCCTGGCATCGCCGACGACGCGGTTCTGGATAGTGGCAATGCGGGCTGGCACGGGTGCCTGCATGACGGCGTCGTTTACGTGAACGTGCCGCAGACGACGGGCGTGCTCTCGAAGCAGTGGGTTCTGAATAGCCGTAACGGCAACTGGTGTACGCACACAGGATGGAATGCCTCCCGCTTCTGCTCCTTCAACGGGACTCTCTATTTCGGGGCGCAGACGGGCGGCATCGTTTATTCGGCCTCTGGCGCAACGGATGCCGGAACGAACATCACAGCGGTTGCGAACACGGCCTTCATCTATCCGCAGCAGAGCCAGTCGAACAACCTGTTCACGGGCATGCGGCCGAAAATCCAAGCCTCCGGCACGGCAACAGGCGTCATTGGGGTTGATACCGACTTCGTGTTGCGGACGCTGGTCGGCAATGGCGTCGATCTGATCAACGACCCCTCGACAACGCCTTGGGGCTCGGCTTGGGGCAGCGCTTGGGGCACGGAAAGCGACTATCGGGCGCTTTGGTACACGATCAGAGGTGAGGGGCGCGCTGTGTCCGTGCGCATGCGCGCCACATGCAATAGCGAGGACTTGCGTTGGTTCGCGACGGATCTCCTGTTTAAGCCGGGTGGAATTCGATAGATGCAGCAATTCGTTGGCGATGCTGCGGCATCGGCTCCGCAGCGCTTGGAATTCAAGTCTCTCCATCCAGCAAGAACGCCAGAGCAGAGATCGGCATTGCTCGAGTGGGCGTCCCTGAAGTCTGGAGCGCATGGCATCTCTTTTGTTGGCCAGTCGCCCTATGAGGCGTTCGGGGTGGTGCGGAACGATAAGCTGGTTGGGGCGATCTTTGTCGCCAACTTTCGCGGCTGCGATGCTGAGATCAGCGTTGTCGGGACGCCGGGATGGCTGAGCAAAAGAACGTGTCGAGAGTTCTTCCACTTTTGCTTTTGTATAGCCGGTTTGTCTCGCGTGACGGCGTTCATCCCAAGACGCAACAAGAAGTCGAGAACTCTTGTCGAGAAGCTTGGGTTCATCCTTGAAGGCGTTCGCCGCAAATCCGCGGCTGAAGGCAAGACGGATATGATCATGTACGGCCTACTGGCTCAAGACTGCAGGTGGCACTGATGGGAATGTTTGACAAACCGCAGGCGGCAGATCCGAAGAAGGTCGCTGACACGCAAACCGGATACAACAAGGACGCCGCAGTTGGCTCCTTGGGGATGAAGGCGCAGGGCGCCAATCGCTCCGGCCCGTTCGGAGCCTCGACCACGCAAGTCGACGCCAATGGGTTGCCAACCGGACAGACGCAGTCCCTTGATCCAAGCCTGAACGCCACGGGAGTTGCTGGAACATTTGGCCAGACCGTCAACAACCTTGGCACCGGGAATTTTAACTGGGACACGATGACGGCACCTGCGATCGCGCAGGGCAACATGGCGGCTTATGGCGCCCTGACATCGCCCATGCGGCAGCAACAGCAGAACGCACTGAAGACGACACTTGCGGAGCGCGGTATTCCGCTGGGTTCCGAGATCGAGCAGAACGAAGCCGGCAACCTCAACCGGCAATTCGCCATTGCAGACCAGAACGCTGCGGCGCAGGCATGGAATGCCGTTCCCGGCATGCAGGCACAGTTGCAGTCCAACCAAATCCAGCAGCAGGCGGCGCCCTATAGCATCGCAGGGCAGGGGCTTGGGTTGCTGTCTGGTCTCAACAGCCTTGCGCCACAGAATGCTGACATCTCGACGCCTGGCTATCAGCCGGGGGATTTTGCTGGCGCGCAGGCCAACGCTGACCGCATCGCCGCCGACAACTACAAGAATATGTGGAGTGGGATCGGCAATCTGGCGAGCGTTGGGCTTGGCGGCCTCTTTGGCCAGATGCCAGCAAATTACAGCTTTGGCAATACGCTCGCAGGCAAAGCGTATGGCGGCATCAAGGGGCTATTCAACAATAGCGGCACGTCGAGCAGCTAATGGCTCCCTCTTGGTCTCCTGATGATTTTGACAAAGCCGTCCGCACCGTATGGGGCGAAGCAAGGGGTGAAGCGCCAGAAGGGCAGCGTGCGGTTGCTGCCGTCATCGCGAACCGGGCCAAATCTAGCGGCAAGTCTCTCACCGATACGGTTCTTGCGCCTAACCAGTTCGAGCCTTGGTCAAGCAAGCGAACGACGCTTGAGGGGCTGGACCCGAACTCTGAAGACTATCAGCGCATCGCGACGACAATCTGGCCTGTTTTGTATGGCGTCGATCCAGACCCAACCAACGGTGCAACGCACTTCTATTCGCCCAAGGCGCAGGCGGCTTTAGGGCGACAGCCGCCATCCTGGGACAATGGGAGTGGCGTCGATCTCGGCACGCATAGGTTCTTTAATCTTGGGTACAAAGCGCCCACTTCGCAGCCTGCCGCTCCACCACCATCGCAGCCCACACTTTCAAGCGCTCTGACAACAGGCACGACACCAATGGCAACAGATCCCCTTACTAGTCAATGGACGCCTGACGAGATTATCAAGTCTCAGTATGGGCTAGCGCAGCAGTTTCGAAACACGCCACAGGCGACCAGCGGTTGGGGTGCTCTGGCGCAGGGGCTGGGTGGCTTGTTTGGTGGCATATATCAGGGCGGCGCCGATAATGCCGTACGTGCCAATCAAGACCTACAGAGCCAGTCGATCCGGGATGCCATGACATCGCCGGATATGAAGGATCAGGCAAGAAAGCTCATTCAGTCGCCAGTGCCAGCCCTGCAAATGCGCGGCGCTCAGATGCTCGAGCAGCTTGGCTTGAAGCGCGCTGAACAGGAAGAAAAGTGGGGCATGGTAAGCCGCATGCTTGGGCGGCCACTAACCCCTGGTGCGCCTGTTGCAGGGGCGCCAGCGCAGGCACCCGGAAGCATGCCTCCAGCGCCGATGCAGGGTGTGCCGTCTGGTGTTCCTGGCGTGTCTGTAGGCCAGCCGCAGACGCTTCCAGCGCCATCAGCATCCCCGGCAGTGCCATCTGGTGCGCCGCAAAAACCTCCGTCCATCGACAAGTACACCTTGGGCGTCATGGTCGCGGCGGGGCTCATCCCGAAGGAAGCGGCTGCGCTTCTGCAAGATGATAAGTCCTTTGAGGATGCCTACGACAAGGAGGCGGGCAAGGACTTTGCCGGAGCTTACAAGGGCTATCGCGAAAGCCTGCCAAAACTAACCAGCGCGATGAGTAGCTACAACATCCTCGAAAAGCTAATCCAAAACCCAGCGACCATTCAGGGCATGGGAGCGGGAGTCCGCAAGCAGTTTGATAGGGCCATGGAGGCCATCGGCATCAAGACGGAGGGCCTACCTCCGACGCAGGTCATGGAAGCGATCAGCAATGAAATGACGCTGCAAATGCGTGGCACGGCTGGCGGTATGCCGGGCGCTATGTCGGACAAGGACCGCGAGTTTCTTTACGCCATGACCGCCAACACGTCCAACAGTCCAGAGGCCAACCTATTCCTCGTGCAGATGCGCAAGCGCATGATGCAGCGCGAGGCAGATATCGCAAAAATGGCCTTGCGCTATGCTCAGAACAATGGCGGTCGCCTCGATCACCGTTTTGATATCGCTATGCAGGACTGGGCGGAAAAGAACCCGCTTTGGTCCGAAAAGGAAATGAAGGCGCTCGCAGGACAGCGCGAGGCAACGGTAAAGGCCCCAGAGGCAGCACCGCAGCAGACAGCGGCACCAGCAGCCCCAACCGTCGATGACGTTGCCAAGGCGCCAGTCGGGACCGTTTTGAACGGATTGCGCAAGGTCGGTCCCAATCAATGGGTTCAGGAGGGATCTCCGCAAACGGCACCAGCACCAGCGCCACGCCCGCAAGAGACGCCGACACAGCGGGCCGCTAGAAAGCGCGAAGAAAACAACACGGCGGCGGCTGGCGCTTCTGCAAAGGCTCAAGCTGATGCAGCGAAGGTGCAATCTGAATTCAATACAGACATGCAGTCCATGCAGCCTCTGGCACTCGTCCAGAAATACGATGCTCTGCGTTGGCAACTGAATGACGCACAGCGCAACGCTCTCAATGCAGCGCTGGACAAGGCGATGGGCCGCTAACGATGGCTGAAAAGTTCCTAACCGACGCTGAAGTGGCGACCCTTGGCACTGCTGCGCCATCTGCTCAGAAGTTTCTGACAGACGAGGAAGTCGCGGCGAGAGGATCTGGAGCGCCTCCACAGACTTATGAGGCTGGCCTAGCTCGCACCTTGTTCGGACAGGGTGCGCTGCTTGGTTGGGGCGATGAGATCATGGGTCGCCTTCGCCAAGTGTTCGCGGGCGAAGAGTATGAAAAGGCCCGCGATGACGAGCGCGCCAAGATCGCGGCGTTCAAGGCGGAGAACCCAAAAGCGGCACTTGCGGCAGAACTTGGCGGCGGCTTTCTAACGCCAGGTCTAGGGCTTGTTGCCGGCGTCATGAAGCCTGCGGCCACCGTTGGCAAGACGATGTGGCAGGGAGCCAAGATTGGTTCCGGAGTTGGCGCCTTGGCTGGAGCGGGTGCCGCAGATGAGGACACGCTTGGTGGTGCAAAACACGGCGCTGTTGTTGGCGGCCTTCTTGGCGGCGCTCTGTCTGGGGTCGGCACTGTTGCTGGCAATGCTCTTACAAAGACGATTGACGCTGCGGCGCCAACGCTAGCCAGAGCAGGCGCAAAGCTTTCGCGGCAAAACCCCGACGAGGCTGCTGCCGACTCTGTGCTGAAGTCATGGCTGCGCTCGAGCGGCGACGATCCAAAAAAACTTCGTTCGTTCTTCAATGAGGCGGATCGCGTCTCACGTCTTGATTCCAACAGCTACGTCGATGTCCCGCTAACGCTTGCCGACGCTTCTTCTGGCATGCAGAAGCTGGCGGGTGGCGTTGTCCGTGGAAACCCAGAGGCCGCAAAAGTTGGTGAAGCGGTTCTCGGTGCGCGGCAGACTGGCGTCACGCCAAAAGGAGACGCGGCTGCGATAGCGTCTAGCGCCGGCATTGCGCATCGCAACCCGCTGGCCGCGCGTCAGCCCGACCAAGAAGCTGCCGGCATGTATGAGCGCGTCGGGGAGTATCTGAAGCGCGCATTCACAATCTTTGACAAGGACCACCACAAGTTCGGGGACACGGCATATCAGACTGAAAAGGCCATGCTGGCCAAGCTCAAAGAGCGCAGCAATGAACTTTATGGTGAAGCCAGGAAGCTCGCACAGGGCGTCGACGTTGGGCAGACCATTGGGCCAATCATTACGCAGACGCTGCAGGCCACTGCAAACATGCAAACGACAGAAGCCGCGATCATCAAGCGTGCGCTTCGTTTGTTCACGACTGGCGACGGGAGGCTGGTGTCTGACCTGCACGGATTTGATCAGGCAAAAAAGGCCTTGGATAGCCTCATCTCAAAGACGCGCAACCCAACACAGCCAGACAAGTACGCAGAAAAGATCCTAACGGACCTGAAGAACACGCTGCTTAATGCCGTTGACAACATCAAGACAAACGGCGTCGGGGCCAAGTACAAAGAGGCGCGCAATTATTTTTCATCTGAAATGGACATGAAGGACGCGCTTGATTTGGGGCGGAAGGCGTGGCGCGAAGACTCGAATGTAGCCGCGGATCAAATTGCTGAACTCACTGAGGGCCAGCAGAAGCTTTTTCGTCTTGGATTGCATGATGCCTACATGGGCAACAAGGGCAACACCGCCAGATCAGCGGACGTGACGCGCATTTTTGAGACGCCGCGCATGCAGCAGATCCTTGAGGCGGCAATTCCTCGCTCCGAAAAGTCAACGGCCGTCTTTACTGACCGGCCGGAAAGGCTTGGCGAGCTTGTGTCGCTCGAAAAGCTTATGAGCAACACCAAGAACAAGGTGTTCGGGAACTCCATGACAGCCGAACGCTTGGCGGACGATGCTCGCCTTGGCCGCCAGACAATTGGAGAAATGTTCGACCGCTATCGCTCGTCACCGACGCTGCTCTCGATAGGCATGGAGATCGTAAGCACGGGCCTAAACAAGATGTTTGGTTTCAAGGACGAGGTTGCGAAGGAACTAGCGCGCCGTCTGTTCACTGCCGACAGGGCGCAGCGCGACGCCATTCTGGCCCGCATTGAACAGACGTGGGGCAGCGATAGGATCGCTACGCTTGGCAAATTCTTGGCCGCTGCCAATGAGGCTACTGCCACCGCCATACCGGGACAGACTGGCCTGATGATCGGCCAAAACAAGAAATGAAGTCCAACAAGATCATCCATCACCCATCCAACAACGGGGACAACTTCTCCGACGTTGGAACTGAAATCGAGGCACTGCGGACAGCAGGGGCCTACAACGCAGTTTCTGCGTCTGCGGCGTTCACCAATGACAACCGGGTTCTTCGGTCGGACGGGGTAGCCAAGGGAGCGCAAGCCAGCGCAATCACTGTCGACGATTCCGGCAATATGTCCGGGGTCGGGACACTGGCAACCACGGGTGCAATCACAGAGAATGGCGTAGCGGTCAACGGGGCTGGCAAGCATACGGTCTGGATACCGGCCACAGCCATGGTCTCAAGGACCACCAACGGGCCTTCAACGGGCACGGTCGAGACATCCAGCAATAAGGTGATGCTGAAGTCCTTGGACTTCGACACCACGACGCAGGAATTCGCGCAGTTCTCCATTCGCATGCCGAAGTCATGGAACGAGAGCACCGTGACGTTCCAAGCGACATGGAGCCACGCAGCGACGACGACGAATTTCGGTGTGGTCTGGGCGCTCGAGGCCGTTGCGATCTCTGACGGTGACGCTGGGGATGCGGCCTTTGGCACGGCGCAGCAGGTTGCTGACACGGGCGGCACCACAAACACGATTTACATCACGGCCGAAAGCTCGGCCATCACCATCGCCGGCACGCCAGCCGCACAGGATTGGGTTGTGTATCAGGTGAAGCGAGTTCCTTCTGATGGCTCCGACACCATGGCCATTGATGCGCGCCTGCACGGCATTACGCTGTTCCTGACCACCGACGCCAACACAGACACCTGATGTTTCTCGCAACGCATCTTGTGGGGTTTGGATCTGGCGGGGCTGCTGGTTCTAGCATCTACGTTTACGAGGCGACGCCGTTCGCCGCAAACGCCAGCAATTACACGTTCAGTAACTTCAACACGGGATCTGCCGGCAGTCTGTTGGTGCTGTGCGTCATCGCCAACCAAGCCGCCTCGTCCTTGTCCGTCTCAAGCGTAACCGTCAACGGCGTGGCAGCGACAATCAACGTTCAGACGTATGGCAATAACGGCTCATCTCTCGCGCTGGCATCGGCCATCGCCTCGATTGTGTCGCCTGGGGGCAACCAAAGCGTTGTCATTGGTTTCGGCTCATCGGCGTCTCGCGGCTTATGCGTCAACGGTTACAATGTCTCTGGTCTTTCAAGCTCGACGCCGTATCACACAGCAACTGGCAGCGGCAATGCCGTGACATCTGTTTCGTGTAGCTTGAATGTGCCGGACAGCGGCGTCGCCATTGCAACGACGGGCAGCAATATTACTGAGGCCATCACTCTGAGCGGCCTGTCAACGGATCGCAACGCGGCTCTTTCTGGCCTTGGGTGGGCAACGGGCAGCAATCAAAACCTGGCAGCACAGACCGGCCGCAGCATTAGTGGAGCGGGTTCATCCGGCGTGCGCAGCATCGTTGCCGCGTCTTGGGCATAGGATCTCAAAGGAAAACAAGGAATGTCTTGGAGCGGATCAACCGGCAGTCAGACGTTCTCTCGGACGGATGGCACGCGCACTGGGTCGACCACATGGCAGCTTGCTGATGCCGCAGGTCGGGATATCGTGGCTTCCGACCATGATGTCCACGATCAGGACATTGCGGACGGCGTCAATTCTTGCCTCAAGAAAGATGGCGGCAACACGGCCACGGCTCACCTTCCGATGGGCGGGTTTTATCACTCCAACGTCGGAGCCGCGGCTGGTCCTCTCAATTACGCGCGCCTTGATGATGTGGTGTCTCAGAAGGGCATTTGGGCACCTACGGTCGGCGGCACGGCAAATGCCATCACGCTGACGACGGGCTATAGCCTGACTTCATACGTTGCTGGCCAGCGGTTCACGTTCATACCAACCGCCACCAGCTCGAGCACCGTCACCATTAACGTGGACGGCAACGGCACCAAAAACGTTTATACGGCGGCCGGTCAGGCTCTGACGTCTGGCGAGATCATCGCCAACATCATGTGTTCTGTCGTTTACGACGGGACGCAGTTTATCCTGCAGTCGAGCGCGGCCAACCCCGTGGCCATGTCCGTGGGCGTGGTTATGGCTTGGCCCATGACGACGGTTCCAAGCGGCTGGCTCGAGTGCGATGGGACGGCGGTTTCGCGCACCACCTATTCAGCGCTGTTTGCCGTTATCGGCACCAATTACGGCACGGGTGACGGCTCAACAACGTTCAACCTGCCAAATTACAAGGATTACTTCCTTCGCGGCTTTGACGCATCCGGTACGGAGGCAAGTTCTCGAACCGATCGCGGCGACGGCACCACGGGCGCTTCAGTTGGTACAAAGCAGGCGTCTGCTTTCCTGCGCCACAACCACACGGCGTCTGTGACCGACCCCGGCCACACGCACAACATGACTTCTGACGCTCGTCTTGCTGGTAATGGAGGCGGCGCGACCCCGACCGGGTTCAACATAACCGGCGATAATGACACAACGATTGGCAGTGCAGCCACCAAGGCCACGGCCTCCAACACCACCGGCATCAGCGTCACGGTTGCCAATACGGCGGCGAACGACAGCACGTCGGAAACACGCCCGAAGAACATCACTGTAAAATGGATCATTCTTGCGCTTCCGACAGCGACCTATGCACTTGGAACCGGATATGTCGCGCAGGCGACTGCCTTCCATACCGGCGGCATTCCTGCGCAGGTTTCGACGGACGGCACCGACACCACCCCGTCCGTTACGGAAACCTACATTGCAGAGGTGTTTGTTGCCGCGAACTGCACGTGTACGGGGATTTCCATCTTCAACGGCTCGGCAGTGGCTGGAAACATCAAGGCGGCCATTGCGACAAGTTCAGGCGCTGTTCTGGTGCAGACGGCATCAACGGCAGCCTCTGGCACTGACGCCTATCAGGATCTGGCTCTGTCAGCCTCGACGACGCTCTACGGTCCAGCCACGTACTACGTGTTACTCCAGTGCAATAACACAGGGTACCGCTTCAATTCGCACACGTTTGGCCGCTTCCGCGCCAGCAAGAAGACCGGCGAAACCTACGGCACATTTACCACCATCACGCCGCCGACGACGTTCACGACGGGTGTGGGACCAATCGCGACGCTCTACTGATGCTTGCCTTCATCGAAGATATCGCCGGATGGCTTGTTGTTGGAGTGTTCCTGTTTGTGTGCGTTGCCCATCTTAAGGGGTGACTGAAATGAAGATCTCCCAAAAAGGCGTTGAGTTCATTGCCTCATTCGAGGGCTACCACCGGGAACTCCCGAACGGTGATTGCACGACGTACTACTGCCCCGCAGGGGTGCTCACAATCGGCTACGGATGCACTGAAGGCATCCGAGAGGGTGAGGTATGGACGCGCCAGCAGGCCCTTGACCGCTTCAAGCTTGAACTTGCGAAGCACGAGGCCGCAGTCAACCGAGTGGTAACGGTCGACATGACGCAAAACCAGTTCGATGCACTGGTTTCGTTCTCCTACAATTGTGGGGTTTACGCCCTTGGCGCCTCCAGCATTGTCAAGAAGCTGAATGCAGGCGATCCGGCTGGAGCGTCCCGGTCTTTTGCGCTCTACAACAAGGCTCGAAACCCAAGGACGCAGCAGCTTGTGGTGTTGCCTGGGCTGGTTAGACGCCGCGCAGGCGAGACGGCCATGTTTCTTACGCCAGACGAGCCGTCAAAGGGGCCGGATATGCCGCAGCTCGTGGCGCCGCCGGCAGATGTCCCGGAGGGATCCAGAAAGGTGGCCACAGCCAACGCTGGGCAGGCTCTTACGGCAACAACAGGTCTGAGCTTGGCCGGACTAACCATTGCCGACAGCCTTGGCTACGCGCAGCAGGCCGCCGCTTTCATCAAGGAATACGGGATCGAGATGGCTATTGCCTTCTGCGTGCTCGCGGCTCTGGCCTTCGCAGCGTTCAAATACTTCACGCGACAAGACTATGAGGAAGGCCGCTATCTTCCAAAGGAGGCAGTGCAATGATGCTTGCGCTTGCCCGCATCTTTCTTGGTTCCCGCGTGCTCCAGCTACTCGGAGTGTCGGTGGTCGCTCTTGGTGGCTTCAAGGTCTGGCAAAAGCATGAGCGCTCGGTAGGCGCCCGCATGCAGAATGAAAAGATTGAGAAGAAAGCCAATGAAGACGCCCAAAAGTCTGACGATGTGCGCTCTGATGTTGTCTCTGGCAAGCGCGGGGTGCGAGACCCAGCCAAGAGAGATCCCAGCGACAAACCTTAAGCCGTTCAAGTCGATTGGCTGGTCATGTCAGGACACGAAAGAAACCCGCCAACAGGTGATTGCCCACAACTCTGTGCTGGCAACCCTTAAGAGCGGGAAGAAGACCGTCTATTCTGACGACTGCCCAGAGCCGAAGCAGCCGCCGAAAACTTCCTAACCGGAAGCAACCAATAACCAATCAAGACGTTCGTGCAGCAGTCCTCGCGTAGCCCATGGAGACCCAACATCTAACCAGAGCCGCGATGACAGATGCCCAGGACGATTATACTAGAGAGACTGAGCGCTATCGCTCAGGCCTTGGGGCGCATCGACCAGTCGATCAGCCGGGTCGAGGGCAATCAGAACGTGATCATCAATTCCGACCGAACGAATTACCAAGCTATTCACAAGTCTCTGATCGACGCTCAGATGGGGATCAACCAAATCTCGCAGCGCCAGCTTGGGTTCGAAGCGGCGGCCCAGAAACTGACCCGTATAGAGAGCCTTCTCGAGTACGCTATGGGGCTGCTGCAGCGTATGATCTCGGACCAGGGACAGGCTTTGGGGCGGGTGGAAGCCAATCAGGCAACCTACAACGCGAGCTTGAAGCCGCAGCAGCCCACCTGGGTGAAACTCGGAGAAAAGTTTCTCGACTTTGCGCCGAAGCTGGCTGCCAACTGGGCGCCGATAACCGCAGCAGCCGTAGCCGCGTACAAGTGGGGACTTCCGTATTGGCGAGCGTTCTTGGGGTCGCCGTGATCGTCGGGGCATGGCGAACGTTGCCTAAAACGCTACGGGATGCCTTCTGGGTGATGCTGGCGTCGTTTTTGATCTTTTTCGATTGGTTCCACTAAACACCGGGGTGACTGCACCAATAGGTGCGTCAGGTGGTTTGGATTCCTTGAACTATATCTTTACGCTTGTATATACCGATATGGACAGGCCCTTCTCTCGGTGATTGATTACGCGCCGAAAAGCAGCCGTACAATGGCCAGCGCAATCTGCGGTGCGATAATGAAAACAATGATGCCTACCACCACCAGCAACTCACTTGACTTGCTGCCGTAGTGGCCCGGCGGTGGCACCAAAGAGCCGCCATAGCACTTCCGAAGTTGCGCGCGCTTTTCGTCGTCGGTCATGTTGTCCGGGTTGCGAAACAGCATCTGCAAATCCTCCACTGTTGGGTTGCTCACGGCAGAGGCCCTTTTCTTGCTATCAGGTTGAAAGCTTGTCCTGAGCTTCGGCTAGCCACTTCCTGGCGACAGTGACGGCCCGCTCCTTGCCTTCTTCAAAACTCTCGCTGCGCGTTTTCAGGCGCTTGCCAAACACAAACACGTTGTAGCGTGGCGCTCCCGGCTCCAGCCGCAGCGTGGACTCGTACTCCACCATCAGACTGCCGATGCCCAGGTCGAGGTCGGCGCCGGTCCCGTACTTATGGGGCTTCCATTCCATGGCCGCGGCCCTTGTCTCACTCTTTCATCATGCGGTCCGTGAAAGCTTCCAGGCTTTCGCCTTTCGGCTTCTCCATAGCCTCAAGATACGGCGTCGCGTCATCGGGCTTTTGCAACGCCTTTGCCGGGTCTACCCCGTAGCGCTCACAAAGCGCGGCGAAGTTTACTAGCGTCAGATGCTTTCCTGCGCGTCCGCGAAAGTTGATGCTGCGCTTCATGGCCGTGGCCCTTTCCTTCACTTCAGAACGGAGTTGGATCGTTGGCCGAAAGATCCGGCATCGTGAGGTGCCGAAGAACTATCTCCAATGCCTCACGCGACACGCCAACTCGCACCCCGTCCGCATCAAGCTGTGTCTGATTTTCGGTCAAATTTTCGATGGCTGCACTGAGGTAGAAGTGCGCCTCTTGCTCTGGTGTCGTGTTGCACTGACTGCATTGGCACATGTCAGAGGCCTCTGTCTCATTGATTGTTGACTTCATCCTGCGTGCACTCTACCAAAGCGGTTGACGATTTGCAACCAGTAAAGTAGATTTGCACAAATGGTTGACCAAGACTACATCGGCGTCGTGCGCCACCATAGGTGGCTCTCCGCATCTGAACAGCGTGCACGCCTTGAAGCGGAGCGCGTGAAGCGCATCGTAGACCTTGGCGAGCACCCGCGTGAGTATCTGCTTAGGATGGTGCGCGAGAAATCCACCGTCGTTTTGGCGTATGCGTTCCTGCTGGCGGAGCCGCGCAAGCGGGCTTCTGATATGCTCCGCGACTATGATGCGTTCACGGCTAAACTGGCAAAGCTCCCTAGAGGTTGCAGCGCCGCCGTGAGGGACTTGGATACCGGCCTAACAGCCGATACGCCTGGGCTTCGCAAGGCCATGCTGGAAGTGGTGCGGACCCAGCTTGCCAAGCACGTGCGCGGTCAGGCGATGGCCAAGACGAACAAGAGCCGCGCTGTCGTGCTCACGGATGTAGAGTGGGAACGGTTCGAGGGCATCTGGTCCAACGTGAAGAAGTATCCGGGCTGGGTGGAGTGCGAGGCCGCGTTCAAGGCTATCAATCCGCGAATGAACCGCTGGCGGGCGCACGCGAAGCTTGGCCCCCGGCAGAAGACGAGATGAAGGAGGCGGCGGTGGCCCATGTGAAACTATTCACTGAACTTTTAGAGATTGTCGCCATGGAAACCGAGGATCGCAAGGATCAGATAATCCGCACCGCTGCCGCCGACGGCAGGCACATCGTTGCGATCCATGAGGAAAAGATTATCGGCGCGATTAGGAGGCCTCCCGGCATGTACGTCCTTATGCGCGTTGGCGATCTCGACAATGACAAGCCAGTAGAATTTTGAGAGACAAAGGAGGCGACCAGTGCAGGAAACAAGTTGGGATGAGGCCATGACGCTGGCGCGTCGGGCCATCTATGACACGGACGGCCGCGGGATGGTCGGGCGCGGGCGCAATCACCTGATCGAGCGCGTGGCCCGCTTGTTGATCCAGCGTGAGCGCCGCGTCCTTGATATCTCTCGACGCCTTCGCTACGCCGCCGACATGGTGGGCGACGACGAACTTCCTCAGCAGCTTCATGCGCTGGCGCGAGAGCTTGAAAACTTAGTTTGAAAAAGGAGCGAATGCCATGCGCATGAGGTGGTACGGGACGGATGGCGAAATCCCTGAGAGCGCCGTGCGTCGCATCGCAGAGCTTGAGGCGGCGCTGCGCAACATTGCTGAACAATGCATTCGAGCCGATGACCCAGAACACCACACACTGAACTTTGTGAAATGTATCGCACAGCAAGTTTTGCAGAAACCCGAGTGAAGGGCAGGAGCCTGGAATGTTCATAAGCCACACGGCCAAGGTGAGAGGCCGTCGCATTCGGCAACGCATCTGGTTTCCGCGCTCCGGTTGGGCGATGCGCCGTTGCGAGACGCGGCGCTATCTGC